CGGTGATACGATAATCAACTAATTCCATCCATTCTTTTACTGTAAGCATTTTTGTTCCTTATTGTTTACTGATGTTTCATTATAAATGATGTTATCTCTTTTGTCAAACATCTGTTCGTTCATTCTTTTTTACTAATTCTTGTTCGCATTGTGCAATGGAGGCGTCAAGCATAGCAGTTGTGATTTCTTTGGGATTCATTCCAAAATGTAGTTTAATCATGTCTACTCCCTGCCCGCGACTGATCATATCACGCAACATGGGATTCAATGCTAGACAACATTCTCGCACAATCAATTCGGCGAACTTTTCTGGGTCAAACCCTATCAACTTCATTGCGGCTTTGTTAATTTCATCGTAGCCAGCGACTTTGGCTAGGGTCTTAATTCGTTCATTCATTCTTCAACTCCAAAATGCTGTTTAATCTGTGCCCTAGCATCGTCATACCCATGTAGATATAAATTAGACATACATTCCCGAACAATCAACTCGGCGAACTTTGTTGAGTTAAACCAAGCAGGTCCATACTGACGAGGCTCCCAACATTGGATTTCAAGTTCTTGAATTCGTTCGTTCATTCTTCAATCGCCCTACGAAAAATAATTTCTTGCCGAGCAAATGCATCCTGTTCCCAGGGCATATCTAAATATTTTGTTTTGTTGCTATAACGCTTGCCGGCCCACGTATAACCATTTTTGACACTTTTTAGTATGCCCTTGGCCATTTGACGGACATGCACCATTTCATGTGCTAGTGTAAACCCAATTTCTTTAAGATTACGATGTGGCTTAACTACAACAATATAAGAGTCTAACACGTCAACAGGAATAGTTGATCCCATATTAGCTGTTCCGTCATCTTCAATTTGGATTATAACAGCCTTACGACTTGAATCCAAACCAAGTTGTGTAATCAAACTAGGAAGAATAGCTTCTACAAACTTTTTATTTCGTTTACTACCGCTGACTTTGAATTCCATAGGATTCTTTCTGTGTTGCTATTTGTGTATTATAGCACAAAAGAAAAGGGTCGTCAAGACCCTTTTCTTTATACAGACATTACGTAGTTTTATTTTCGTCTTTCTGCTGTATCATAACGCTGGGGGGATATGATTCAAATGTCCATATCTTTACTGGTTTCCAATATTTATGGATCATATTGTTTATAGCGATGGTTCCTGCTACAACAATAACAAATCCTAACATTATTAAAATACTTCCTGCTAAAAATACAGCCGCTTGATTCATATCCATAATTATTTGTTCATCATTAATGCATTAAAGTTACTGGGCACAACAATGGTCTGTACCTGTCCGTTCTTAATACCTTCACTGATGTTCAACATGGCCTGTGCCTGCATGAACTGAATACTTGCACCTGAGTTGTTGGCTAGTGCTGCCATTCTACGGCTTTCGGCTTCAGCAGTCTTAACTTCAACTTCCTTCTGCTTCAATTCGTTCTTGCTTCGAACCAATGCGTTAGCACTTTCAACAACACTGTCTGCTGGCACAACGTTACGAATCAGCACTTGGCTAATCATAATACTGCCGTCCAACTTTTCGTCTGCTAGGTTTCGAACAATTTCTTCCTGGATGAACTTTTCCATTTCACCGCGGTTGTCTGCCATATCCAGTGCTTCGTACTTACGTGCGGCCTTGTAGATAGCATTACGAGCATTCTGAACAATGTAGTTGTACATCACATAGGTGTCGCCTTTGAACTCTGCGTGAAATGCTCTATTCTTTGTAGCGTACAGTTCAGACACTTGTTGTGGATTGATGTTGTAAACAACCACAGCATCCAAGTCTTTCATTGTTGAGTTGTCTTTGGCCACTGGAGTCATATTCTCTAGTGTAACATTAACATCCTTGATTGGAAATGTTAGCACATCACCAATCAACACTTGATTGAACGAGCCGGGCAACAGCTCACCTGGCTGTACCTGTTTGTCAAATCCAACTCGTACACCAACTTCACCAGTTTCGATACGAGTACATCCAGTAGCAAGAACTGCGGCGGCAAGAACTGCAAGAGTAAAAATACGTTTCATTGTGTTTCCTTAGAATAAAATTACGATTACCATCATCACTAGAACAGCTAGTAATGCGACAATTGTACTGTATGCTACAGTTTTTGTCAAGGCCCATTTCTCTTTTCCTGACATTGATCTTACAGCAGTAATGCCAAAATAGAAAATAAAAGATAAGATGATAAATGATAGAACAATTTTTGCCATTAGTGATTTTCCTTTGTTAAATTTGCAACCAATAAAAATTTTTCAAATGCCTTGCGCACAGCATGATTTGTCATTAATTTGTCTGCCTCTTCCTGCATGGCTTTGACCCCAGCTTCGGCAGCATCTCGAGCAGAACCATGTGAAAACATGAAACGAAATTCTTCCGGCACGTCAGAAATAAATTCTTTCCATTTGCGTTGAGTGTGTTCGTCTATCTCTCTGCTCATTGGGCGTAGTTCTGTAGCTTCCTGTATCTTACGACAGATAGCATCTTCAGCAACACGCCCAGCGGCAATCATAGCCGCATAGTTTGGATCAATGTTAAAACGTCTACTGCCACCGCCTGGGTAAACGGACACTAAATGATCACCTTTGGGAAACGCATCTAATAGTTCGTTGTCGTATTCTGATACAGCTTCGTACTTGCGTCCAATTTTTTTATAGAAAATAACTTTCATTTAAGAGACCCACCGTAAAATAAACATTGTAGCATCTTTAGAATCTTGAAACAACCACACTAAGCCCATTGTCTCAAAAGGTCCTTTGACATTTTTCTCAACCCAAGTGTCAAGAACTTGCCCTGTTTCTTGTGTCATTGGTTTGAGCACAATTTTAGTCCAACCTAATTCAATCAACATTTCGGATAAGATATGAAAGTCTATCTCGTCGGACATTCGCTTACCAGCCCGATTAATGATATCTTGTTCTATGTTCATGTCCACTTTAATATAAAATGCGTTAGAGTTTTGTCATCTGATATTTCAACTGTCATACCCTGCGTTTGTGCTTTTGGATTATGTCTGCACCATTCTACAAGAGCATCAGCATGTTCTATCCAGTATGCTAAATCAGTTAAAACTATTATGTGTTTTTCTGTACCGGTAAGAGAAGAATCGGCCACTATGAACCGATTCTTCTTCCAGTCAGCAAAGATATCTTCGCTCACGTTAGACTTCAATTATGATGTTTGGATTCCAACCTGTGTCTTCGCTGTAACCATCGTTTTCATAACCACGTGGGTTACACACAATTCGTGTTTCGCCAATCATATAATCAAACGGATGATGAGTATGTCCGTGTGTCCACAGTTTGACTTGTGGATGATCCAAAATGAACTCACTCAAATCACTGTGATATGCACCGTTCATCAAAAACTCACTTGCATATGTAGGGTGTATGCTTTGCAAACTAGGACTATGATGTCCAACTACTACACAGCGTTTGTCTTTGTGTTCGCTAAGAATATGCTTAACATACTGAAGCGTTTCACGGTGACGAATAACTGTGTCAGCAGGTTTTAACGGAGTGAATCCTCTTTCATCGTTTTTAATGATGCGGAAATCGTTCATCATATCACGCACAGCATGCAGAGTCAACGGATCATGCTTGTTCATGTCAGTCCACAAAGTTCCGCCGACAAACACAACATCGTCAATAACTTTAACATCACGCTCTAAGAAGTAGACATTAGGAAACTTAGCACACTCATCTCTGAGGTACTGAATACCTTTAACCCACTTGCCATGATAGAACTCATGATTACCTGCAATATAGATTACATGTGGAAACAAGTTGCTCATCCGCTTTAAGAAATCACGGAAGGTGGCTACTCGTTGTTGCTTGCGACCAAGGTCAGCAAACGCACCATGACTATAAGGATTGAAATCAAAGTTTGGATGGTCGTGCAGATCCTCAGCAACCATAATGTCGCCTGAGAGAATCAGAACATCAGCATTGTCTGCGTTCTTAATATCGTAGCAATCAGAAAACTCTAAATGCAGATCTGATACAACTGTAATTTTCATTGTTATACTTTATATAATTTAACGTGATTAAGCCTAGTCTCAGGAACTTCAAAAGTTCTATTTTTTCCGTGTCCTTTAACTTTGGCTTTAAACTTCTTTCTTTCGTCAACTGCGTGTTCGTACTTGTTCATAAAGCTAACTAGGTTACCCATATAGTCAGCAACATAGTTATAGCTCTGCCATTGCTCTGAATAGAATCGGCTAAGAATCTTCATTACACCTTCAATGGAATCGCCTTCTTTGCCTATGTCTTGACTAGCATGATATTCTGTACGCAACAGCTTCTTAAATTTATTTTCTTCAACTTCGCGCTTTACCAATTCTGGAACATAGGATAAGACACCTAGTTTTCCGCCGTCCACTTCGTCCAAATTAACTGCATCAAATACATCTTTCTGGAAGCCAGTGAGTTGATTGCCAATAACACCTAGAGTATAGCGTCTAAAATGTTTAAGAGCAATGTCTACATTTTCATAGTCATCTTCTGTTACTGTTAACGGAATATGGTCTGGTGGAATCCACTGCGAAGGTTCAGCGTAATGAAATTTTACCAGTTCTTTATTTGCAAAACGAGTCTTGTTCTCAGGTTCGTTAAAACGTTCAGTAACTTTAACATAGCCACTGTTTCTAGCCTGAGCCGCAAATGCCACAGCTAGTACTTCCTGAGTTTTGAACATTTTTTTCTTTAGGGGCTGTACTCGAGTCTTAGGCCTAGTAAGAGCTTCGTCTTCTTCGTCAGCAAGCTCGTAAGCCATTTCCATATACTTGAATTGTTTTTTGCTCATTGCGCCCCAATCAAGATCGTTTGGGTCAGGAAGTTTGCTCATAGTATGCCTCTCAATGCCTAAGTAATGTGTATATTATATACTCAAATATGTTAGCTGTCAAGTTATTTTTTGAAAAGATTGCCCACTGTTGGACTTACTGCTTCCCACATGTTTTTGGTAAAGTTTCTTTTCATAAAATTTTGGATAGCACTAATGTACTGCAAATTATTTGGATGATTAATTTGTTCATCAGTCCAGCCCAATTGTTTAGCTTCGTCTCGACTAACAATATGATCATGCTGAGGTTCGTGAAACAGTTTATCAATGCCATCTTCTTTAACTACTTTGTTTTCACCTTTACCAAAGTCAAACAATCTGTAAACACCAACTCCGTCCGTCCAACCGTCTAGAGTTTTAGCATACATCAGCTGAGCCTCTGCATCTGACCAACGATACTTGAGTCTAAGATCTTGAACTTTGACCCATTTAAGATCTTTGCGTTTTGCAAATTCAGAATAAATTCTGTCGCTGATGTATGTAGCTTCACACAACCCTTTGAAGGGATTCTGCTTGCGTTCCTCAATCAGAGCATTGACTTTTGTATAGTCATTGCACATTAAACAAGGTCCAATTCAAACTCAAACTTTTCTTCAGTCCACTGTGGCTCATTCCAGTTCCAGGTTACAGGGCCACCGTAGGCTTCGCAGAGCTGTCGAATACCTTCAGCAATCACCATAGGCTCAAAACGGATAGAATTGATTTCGTTATCTTCTTTGCACTTCTTTTTAATTTGATCGTGCAGTTTGTTACCATGATTGTCTTTGGGCAACCAAGTTTTAATTGCCTGCTGAATAGCATAGTCCATTAGCATAGGATTAATAGTGTTATCCTGCGCTTTAAGAAACTCCATCAGCCCCCAGCTATTAGCAGTTTGAAATGTGCTGGTAGGGAACATCACAGCATTTAGCTCAATAGCACGAGTAGAAATGCTAGGGCCGTAGTCTTTCCAGTACTTGACCATGTTACCAATACCTGTTAGCACCTTGCTGTTAATGCTTACTTCTTTGTCACCCTTTTCAACTACAATAATATCGTTGCGTTGAAACACATCATTCATGTCCATGCATAGTTGGTCTTCAGGATCAACAGAGAACTTAGCCTGTACGCTTGCTTCGCCTCGTTGCACACGAATACGAAACTTGTCAAAGTCAGAACATTGCAGACTATTAATATTGATAGCCGCATATTGTTGAACGTCCCAGTATTCGTCGTCACTTAGGATGTAGTTAAGAGGAACTTCTTCAATTCCAAAAAACATACATGCTAGTGTACGGTGTTGGGCATCATTAACAAAGATGCGTCCTTGCGAATCTTTTCGCCCCACACCTGGAAATACTAGTCCGGGTTCAAATTGAAACACTAGATCAACAAGAATGTGTTTCAGAAAAATATCTCTTTGTTTTTCTGCGTTCTTGTATAGTTCTTCAACTTTAGTTAGCCCGCCAAAGTAATTTAATGGTGGAGTATTATGAATACTGCTTGCATTCAGTAGACTGTTTAATTCGGGCAAGTCAATTCCACGCAACGGATTGTTTGATCCAAGATTTGATAGCACACGGAAGCACTCCACTAACATGTCTTCAAAGCTAGGAGTTTTACCTAGTCTACGAGTACTAATATAAACGGGGATGTGTTTGATACGCTCTTCTTTTTCTTTGAAAGAGAGCGAGTTCCATTGAACGCGATCTTTTTTGGGACCAAGTAGTTTGAAAAGATCTTGTCCAAAAAGATCAGTTACTTTTTTTGGGTAAGCCATGTGTTGCCTTTAGTAGTTGCCTATAACAGTACATATTATAGTATCAATCTAAACGGCAGTCAACCTTTAATATATTCTATCTCTTCAGAAGTTATATCGTCGTCTACGTGACGTGTGTCAAAAATGATGTTTTTGGTATGACCTCTAGAATCGATCCATCTGGTATACAATCCGGGTTCACGTCCAAATGCTTCAATTTCCCACGGACTATCCCAATAGTCAAATTCGTCTGGGTAAAGTGTGCCTTGGAATTTGGTAAAACGGGCAGGACGGCTCATGTATTTCATTTCACCTGTTGCATACTGTTTTACATGTACCATTTCATGGCATATGGTTCTAAGTTTTTTGCTTAATTTTAATGAGTTGTTAACTCTAATAAGGAACTCTTTTGGGCGGGATTCTTCATCAACATACTCGCAATCGCCATCATACTGATTGTCAAGATCTTTAATAAATTCTATACGGATCAACAAACCGTCTGCAAGGCGCTTGCTCATGAGCATTTCTGCGCAGAAGCGAGTCAAATCCTTAACGATTTTTTGGGTTTTTCGTGTACTTCCTTTGGTGTAGATCTGCATGGTACTTCTCCAAAACAGTAGAACTATTCACTACTGTATTTACACTTTACACGAAAAAAATTAACAGTCAAGTTTATCGGAGTTAAAACCCAATATTATATACGGAATGAAATACGTCCTTTGGATAGATCGTATGAGCTCATTTCTACTTTTACACGATCTCCTGCTACTAATCGGATTTTGTTTTGACGCATACGTCCGCTGGTGTAGCAGACAATCATGCTTTTGTTCACATCTAATAGTACGTTAAATGTTTGATTTGGTAAAACCTCTACTATTTCGCCCTCAACTTCTAGTAGATCGTCATTCTTTGGCATCTGTTTCTTTTGCCTTTTCTATAATAATAGTGCCCTGATCACCCCATAAAACTTTTACTCGATCGCCAGGTGCTAGCCCTATAGCATTAGATACTTCTTCAGGAATTTTCATTAGACAGTTCTCAGGATCTGTGGGAATGTCCTCAAAAATATCCTCTGCTTTAAATACCCAGCGTTTAGCTTCTTTTTCTTCCATTTTTTTCTCCATGATTAAGTACTTATATTAAAACTCTAAATCAGCCGCAACAATAAAGCGATCTTCTTGACTCTGCAGAATTCCTGGACGATGCCAAGTTTTTCCGGGCCAAATGATCCAATGCCCTATTCGAGCTTCAGCGAAGTGATGTCCAGGGTTTTCTGGCCCTTGCGGAGCGAACTCGGTTCCAGCAGTTGACATATCAACACCTGATGGTAATTGAAGATAGTATACTCCGCTTATAACTTTAGAATCTTGTCTAAGATGCTGATGCCAATAAGTATTTCTATCTTCTACGGTGTAGGACAGTGATGTCATATACCCCCAGCTTTTAATTGTTTTAATTGGAACGTCTCTTTTTAGATAAGCAAAACAACTCCAAATAAAACTCATTTTTAGATTAGTCCATTCTTCTCCAGGTAATCCAAAAATATTTACATTTGTTTGATATCGAGGACTATTTGTCCAATATTGTCCGTCAGCTACCAACCGTCGGATGTTGGTGACATATTTTTCTCGTTGGTTTGGACCAATGAGATTATTCCAGTCGTAATATTCGTATTCAATCATAAGATAACTATAACATTATTTAAACATTAAGTCAAAAAGAACCCCACCGAAGTGGGGCAGCTTTCTAGAACATTTTTACTATTAACGATTCATCACGTACATTGTGATTTCGAAACCAAAACGCATATCAGTTGCTGTTGGTGTTGTCCACATAATAGTTCTCCTTGTTAATGAAATAAGTACTGTCTTGCATTAGTACTTATAAACATTATACTGACAAAACTACCTAAAGTACATAGTGAAAATCATTAATTCACTATCGTGAAATTAGCTATTCAAAACCTTAGCAACTGAGTTCATCACACTAGCAATACGACCAATGTCACGAAGCTGTTCAACAGTGTATCCTTCTGTCTTCAATGTCTCGTAATGTGCCTTAACACAGAAGTGACACTTGCCCACAATACTAGCAGCCAAACTAAATGCTTCAAAGTTTGCTTTAGTTGTTCCGCCGTGACTTGCAATAGCGTTCATACGTAACTGAGCAGGCAATCCTTTGAGTGCAGGATCATCAGCCATCTCAACGAATGGGTACCACACGTTGTTCTGTGCCATAATGCTTGCGGCTGTCATTGCTGACTCTGCATGTACAGGAGCATCTGCTAACAGGATGCTTAGTACCTTGCCGTTACCTGTTGCGGCTAGTGCAGCCACAGCACAACCCAAGGCTACATCTGCGTCTAGTGTACTGCGTACTAAAACAGCATCAAGATTTAACTTGGTATCCTTTGCATAGTCTGGTAGTGCGCCTTTTATTGTTTCAATAAAACTCATCGTGTTTGATCTCCTAAGATTTTATATCCACGTCCAGTAGGATGGATTCCGTCTGCACTCATATGGCTTTTTGGTCTAGGCAATATCACATCACCGTATTCTTTGGCAATGCGTACAATAGCATCGTGCGGAATAGGTTTACGATCTTGTCCAGGGTCAATCCAAAATACTCGATCGCCCTTAACAGCTTCTCGCATTTTACGAAGTTCTGCTTCTGTCTTGACGCCTTTGTGATCATTGGCTCCTAGACTAATAATAATAGTTTTAGCAGGTTGTGAGGAGGCTTTAGACAAATAATCTTTGTTCCATTGCCAACTGTTCCATCCACCTTTTGAATAACTTACGCACTCTGGTCTAGCCATTGCTGTACCAACTGCAATGCTATCACCTACTATTAGGCAGTCTAACATTATAGAGTCTCTCCCCCGACTGTGCGATTACAAGCGCAAAGTTCGCCAGTTTGTAGCGCATCCAATACACGAAGTGTTTCTTCTGGGCTACGACCAACGTTTAAGTTGTTAACAGTAACGTGTTGGATTTCATTGTTTGGATCAACGATGAATGTTGCACGAAGTGCGGCACCTGCTGGTGCGTAGAACACGCCCAACTGTTCAATCAAGCTCAACTCGCCACGCTGTGTATCAGCAAATTGTGTATGAGTAATTTTCTTTAGATCTGCGTGAGCATTTTGCCAGCTAACTTTGCAGAACTCATTGTCTGTGCTACCTGTGAGCAATACTGCATCGCGATCAGCAAAGTCTTGTGCCAATTTGTCGTAGGCTACAATTTCTGTAGGGCAAACAAATGTAAAATCTTTTGGATAGTAAACGATTACTTTCCATTTTCCTGCAAAACTCTCGTCTGTAATTTCAAAGAACGCATCTTCTGGTTGTCCTGGCTTAACACCTGTGACTGCAAATTTTTCTAGTTTATCACCAACTGTTTTCATATACTTCTCCTTAGTGTGTGTCATGAAATAATAATTATCAGTTTAAAATTACCTCAGTGTAAATACTGAGTTTTCTACCTGAACAAGTTTATTATACATGTATTTACAATAGAAATCAACTACTATCCAGCAGTTTTTCATTGTATTTTTTAATAACGATCATTGAAGGAATCAATAAAGAAAAATAGCAGTCATTAAAAAAGGCCCCTTCGGGCCTTTTTTTTGAACTAATAAGTTTACAGTTCTGGTTCTGGATCTTGTACTGGCATCGGTTTGCCTGTAGCACTCATCATAGGTGTTGAAGTTGGAATAGTCCCCCAACTTGGTACAGCACTCATTGGAGTACCACCTAATGGCTGTGCGCCAAAACTTGGGGCTGCTGGCTTATTGAAACTAGCAGTTGCTCCGCCAAAACTTGCACTAGCACTAAATCCGCTAGGTGCAGGTGTTGTTGGTGCTGGGCTTACTGTAGGTGCTTTATTAGCTGCATCTAATGCTTTGGCTCTTAGATCTTTATCACCACCTGCTAACATAATACCACTTAGTGTACCTGTTAAGAATGTAGCAATTGGAATAATTAATTCAAAGAATTTTTGATCAATTGGACTAATTGCGTTTAAAGGCTGTGTTACAAATATTAATGAATACAGCACAACAAATACAATACCGAATAGTGTCAGTGATAGACAAATACCGATAAAGAATTTTAAGCGAGCCATTAATTGCTCTTCAGTATAGATAAAGTGTTCTCCTGTATCTTCATCTTTTTTAGTGAATTTTTTTAGTAGTTCCATTATTTGCATTCCTTAATATCAATTTTTGAAGTAGCTGGTTTACTCATTGCTGGAGTATCCCCGTCCTTTGGTGGTCCTAGTCTAGGATCTCTACCGCCTTTGAATATATGCTCCGGGCATGTTCGTGTTACATCACATCTCGGTAGCTGACATTCTGCTTTCTCCCAATTGTCTGGGTTTTGGCATGGGTAACGGAATCTATCACCATCGCTGAAATATGCTAATCCTAACGGTAACGCTAGAAGTAGTATTATCCATTTAAATAGTTTTAAGTCACTGTTCATTCCCTCTCCTTTGAACTAAAAGTGTCATTGTATTTACCAAATTCTAATTTTTGGAGTGGCTACAGCTAAATACAATAGCAGAGCGTAGGGGGCTTTTTTTATGGATTTTCTAACATTAGTAGGAGATGTTGGATTTCCGATCGCAGGGGCACTAGCGGCCGGAATCTTTGTGTTTATCTCGCTGAAGTTTATTCTAGCGGGCGTTACTGGATCAGTAAAAACACTAAAAAACATTATTGCACAGCTTGATAATCGTGTACAAACTATGAACAACGATCTAGTAAAGATCGATGCTCTCATGAGCTATGCACTAAAAGTAAAACCTAACGTAGACCGAATTGCGGCTAACGAAGGTAAGAACGATGCAAGGAGAGACTAATGTTAGATGATATTGCAAAAGCAATTAATGAGTATGGATTTCCTATTATTGCCGCAATGGGCATGGGATATTTTATCTACTTTATATGGAAGTGGGTAACTGAGGAAATAGATCCTATCATAGGTGAAACAATGGGTACGCTGATTAAGTTAGTAGATCGTGTACGAATGTTAGACAACGACATGATTCGCATGAACACAAAACTAGCAATGGTGCTAGAACACAAAACAATGCTTGATCAACAACTTAATAACGATGATCGAGCAGAATTAGATTTTATTATTAACAAATATCAAAGCCAAAGTCAGAAATTTGACAGTACAGGTAAGTAAATTATTTACTTGTCGCTATAAAAACGCCGTTCCAATCTTTAGGTAGAGTTTGAGTCTGCTGGAACTCACAACGCTCTATCCACATGTCGTAATACTTGTCCATTTTGCCGTCAAACTGACCTTTTAGTTGTTTACACATGCTAATAGCCGTACTAAACTTTTGTCCTCTGTATGCACCGTGCATTGATTCGTGTATTTTTTTAGCAACATGATACGTATCAGTGATATCATCTAATACTGTATAGATAGCAATTCCTACACTCTTACCTTTTACAGCAAGATCATCAATCTTAAGGAAGAAGAAGTCATCTCCACAGCGATCAACTGTTGCGCCGCCAACTAGCAACAAGCATCCATACTCTTTACATTTACTTTCAATACGGGCAGCAGTACTAACAGCATCACCTAGTACATCGTAGCTGTGTCTTGCAGTTGATCCCATCTCTCCAATATATCCCAACCCTGTATTAATACCAGCACCCATGCCAACGGCAGGTCTTCCTTGAGGTATAATGATTTCTTCATTAAATTTCTCCACTGCTTTAAGCATCTTCAATCCTGTGCGTACTGCTGTAGCAGGATGGTTCAAATCTTCAATAGGTGCATTATGTATATGCATACTAGCATCACCAATGTACTTAATAATCATACCGTCTGCATCTAGTACAGGTTGTGTAATGGCATCCATGTAGCCGTTCATTATTTTTGTAAGACCTGCAACGTCATCTCCAAAACTTTCACCTAAGGGTGTAAAGCCGCGTAAGTCTGAGAACAGTATACTGACTTCTTTCTTAACACCCTTCTTAATTAAGTCTGGATTTTCTTGTAACAGTCTAACTACTGTAGGGCTAGCATAGCCTGCAAATTGTTTCTTGATTGCTTGTTTCTGTAAGAACTCGCTTATAAACTTAATGCCATAAGCATGAAGCATAACCAGAACAAGCCCGACCACAATACCAGTTGAATCGAAGAGCCAACTAAACTGTGCATAAGCATAGGAGCCAGCGAATACACTAGTCCCAATAATAACAACACCTGAAATAATACCAACATAAGTCCACCTTGTTAAGAATAATAATAGTATACCTGCTAATACTAGTGTTAAGATTTCTACACCGTTGGCATAATCTGGTCTCTGTATAACTATACCGTTAATCATTGTAGCAATAACACTAGCCTGCACAGCATGTGGGAATACAGCACCCATACTGGTTGGTACAGGATTACTGATACCAGCTGCGGTTGGACCAACAATAACAATAGCACCATCTAGGTTTTTAGGCAACTCAAGTAAACTAACATTTTTACTTTGTTGACTCCAATCAATCCATACCCGACCTAAGTTATCTGTAGTAACAGGACCAAACTTAGGTATACGCATTTTTTCAACACCGCCTTCAAAAAGTTTGATTTGAAAGGTTGAATCGCCAGCTGCTACTCGCAGTGTTTCCATAGCTATGCTAGGATAAAGTTTATCGCCAACTGCAACGATAAGAGGTAATCGACGATTCACTCCGTCAACTTCAGGCATAGTTGATACAATACCAATTCCTGCTGCTGAATTTTCTAACTGCGGTACGTTAGCAATAAGGCCCGGGTATTGTACAATTTGATCTAACCACTCTGGCCCTAGTACAGCACTGCCTGGGTTGCGTGGTATATTTTTAGTTTTATCAGCAGGCACTGATCCTAGTACTACAGGATATTGTTTAAGAGCTGAGGCAAGAGTTGAGTCGCCACCAGTGCGATCAGGCTCAGCCATAAGCACATTGAGAACGACAAGGCCAGCACCACGATCATACAAATCTTTAATAATTTTAGCATATTCTGCCCTGGGTAATGGCCATTGGCCGTATTTGTCTAAAGCAGCTTCGTCTATGTTAACTGTATAGATGTTATTTTCTGTAGGTGCTTTAGAAGTAATTAATGTATCAAAGTAGCGTAGTCTTACACTTTCAACGAATGTAGGATCTGCTATTCGTATGCCTACTACTAACGCTAGAGTTAATAGAGCAGTCCATGGACTTAAAAGTATTTTTTTAATCATTATATTGACGTACCTAGTTTAATTTTAGATTCTGTGCCTACTCCTAGTATGCAACTAGTTTCAGGAGTCATTTTAAGTAATGTCCAAGATCCTTCTTTTTCATTGATCCATAAACTGTAGGCACTATTATCACTAGAATGCTTTCCGCCCCAGGTTAATATTTCTTTATAATTTTCCCCAAGGCTTTTTATGATCTTTTCAGTACTGTCACACAACAAGGGATAATCATATCTAAATTGTGCATTGACTGTGCTAGACAAACAAACTAATAAAATTAATAATATTTTTCTCATGGTCTTTTTACCTCCACATCGTGTAGTGAGCCATCTTCTTGTGTCCAATTTGGCAACAGCTTATTAAAAATACGACCATATACTCCTGCCCTACCGCTAGACCCTTGTACATCATATTCTATCACTTGAATCTTATCGTCGTATGTTATTAAGAAATCTTTTATTATAGCAGTGATAGCTGATATAACTTGTGCGGAGTTACCAGTTCCGGTCATGCTAGTTTTGCCGTCACCGTTAAAACTAATTTCCCAGTAACCACGGTAGTCAACTTCTTCATTTTCTTCTTCATCATCGTAGCCTACTACATCACGGTCTGCATCTACATGATCGTATTCTGAATTCTTTGCTTTGAATTCATACAGCACATTGCCCACAGTAAATTCAGCAGTGGCCTGACGCTCACTGCGATAAGTCCATTTCCACGGCACTGAAGTTGCCGCCATTAGTTCATTTATTTTCATTTTCTTTTGTCCGATGTTGGACCTTTAGGCATGTAATCCTTACCATAACTAATACGACTGCCTGTGATAGTTTCTAGTGCAACGTGTAATGCTGTGCCGCTTAGATGTTTACGTAACCACTTCTCTGCTAGATTATTAATAATCTTTTCATTAGCATAAACACGCCCGCTACCTTTTGTACGATCGTGTACATAAGCATGACATGCTTCGTGAGCTGCAATCGCAACATCACGAGCAGCCTTGCTTTCTAAATTTGGAATATTAATACTGCCGCCAGGGCCAGATTCTTCGGTATCTTTAAACATTGGTGTTTCGTTACTGGGGTAGACATAATACATGCCGGGCTCTAAGTCATCATCGTCGTCTGTTACTCGACTTCTACCTAATATATCTTGAATAGCTTCGTATGCAGTCCATAGCGTCGGTGCCGGCGCTCCACCAACTTTAGTAGTAGGCAACATTGGCTTATCTTCTGGATCAAAGTCACCGTACCGCTGACGCAATTCATCGTCGCTAGCTTCTGCTTCTTGGATTATTTCAAGTATTTTCATATGAAGTATTTACCATAAAAAACCCGCCTGGCGGGTTTTTTATTTCTAAACCTACTAGTTAATTTTGTGTTACAATAAGAGTGCTGGTACTACCTTTATTCACGTTTTGAATAATAGTCTGCCCATCTTGAATTAAGGTAAATGTAATGTTCTTTGTTGTATCAAATGTTGCTGTGGTATTGTGTGTACCTGCCTTGTATAATGTAACCTTAGTTTGATCATCATTAAAATAATACAACAAGCCTAATGGTTTGTTTGCTGAGTATCCTGGTAATATTGGATTGTCTAATTCATTGCTCAACAAACTAGCATTTTGTCTATCAAGTTCATTTAATTCATTAAATGCTAATAGGTCTGCATTTAAATCATTTCTATCTAACTCATTTTTTTTATCTAAAGAATTTTCATCTAATGCACTAAACTTTAACAAATCGATATCTAGTTCGTTAAAATCTAAAATAGATTTTTCTTTCTTAGCTAGGCCAGCCTGTTCTGTATCTGCAACTTCTTTAGGTTTGCTAATGATCAACATGTTGTTAATGTTTGCTTGGTCTAATTTTACAATTGTAGGTTCTGTAGGTACTGTGTAAGCACTGTTAACTAATGTAGCTTGATATGGTACATCTAATATCACAACACCTGCTAGATTTCTAACTTCGATAGCACCAGTAACACAGCCTCCGTTTGGAGAACAACTAGGAAGTAGTACTACAAGACTGCGTCCTAATTCATCTACTGTCATAGAAAAATCAGTGCCTCGCACAGCAATAGTAGCGGTAGGTGTTTTGATAGCAACCTGTTGCGGATTATTTTTTGCTATTTGTCCGCTTGCATAACGAGCTGTGCCTAAGGCCATATTGATGGCTAATTTACCAGAACCTTTTTTTGGATCATAGACAAAATCATCTATGATCATTTTACTGTGTTCTGTAAGTTTAACTGTAGTTTTATCTTCAAAGGTTAATTCAGCTTTGGCTTTAGCTGTGGAGATGGTGTCATTCATCTCCACACCCGTGTTTAGACTAGAAGGAATACTTTTCTTATTCCTTACAATTTCTGTAGGCCCAGTCTGTTCAGTAACTTTACCAACACCGGCAAAGCTATTAATCGGACTGAGTAACAATAACGTTATTATTAGAACCGTTGCTGGTAATAACTGCATTTTTAGCGAATACTCCACTCTGTGTTAGTGTCACTGCATTGGCAAGTTGATTAGTGCCACTGCCTGAAACTGTTATTTCTCCATTATGTAAACCTACACCTGATGCTGTATGTGTTACATTGTTGTAATCGCCATTAATATTAATTTTACTCTGCACAACGCCACCACTTAACGTCTGTATAGTATTGTTGCTATTACCTGTAATTTCAGATCTAATAATACTAGCATTACAACTTGAACTTAATGCAGTACCACAACCGATAGTTTGATTGTTGTTGCTACCATCTGCTGAAACTACTATGGTAGATCCTGTTCCATTAGATTCATTGTTAACAATCATACTAAGTGTATTGCTAGCACCAATTTGACTTATAGTTACATTATTGAGATCGCCACGAATTATAGCAGCATCATCAACGTTGCCGTTGCCACCAACATTACCGTTTACTGTGTTGCCTGCTCCTGTTTGTGTAATAGATACAGATGTATTATCACCGATCTGATCAACATAAACATCGTTGGCCCACGCCCCCGATGACAGCATTCCAGCCATCATTAGAATTGTAAGTACTTTTCTCGACAACTTACCACCGCCTGTGATTCTTTTTTTCATTTTTCGCTCCAGATGCAAGTTATGTTTGTTAATGCATCTAATTTTAAGTTTAATAAAGACTTTCTCCTATGCTTAACTCTCATTTTGGTCTGTGTTCTGAAAGCACGTCAGCTCGCACATACCCCTTACGCTTCTCTGCGTCTACTACATAATGCCACCCCTCCGGACCTGGAGAAATGATATTAAATTCTGTTCCCTTTTTCAATTGCCATGTTCGTTGACTTTTTTCATTTGGTTCTTTGTATACAAACGAATCTTCTTTAAGATATCTAGAACTCCACAATTGAGCGGGTGGCTTAACTACTGGAGCAGTATTTGTATTTGTTTCTACTTTTTCTACAACTACTAAATGTTCTGGTTGTATAGGAACTATCCTTGTTATTTTTTCTGCTTTGGGCTCGACTGTTTGGCTTGCTCCATTGCTTTCTTGCTTGACGGGCTCGATCGGTGCGGGTGGTAAGGGCTCTGGGGCTCCTTGGGGTGCTTGTGAGGTTTGTGGTTGAACCAGCTCATCTTTCTTTTCCTCCTTTACTACAGGCACTTCTTGTGTTACAGATTTTTTAAATCTCCACATTCCTTTCTTTTCGCCTTCAATGATCATGTCATATACTGCTTGTTCTATAGCAACACGAACAGCATATGTTGTAGGTTCATTTAGAGCCTGCCCGTTTTCTAATTCTAGTGCTTTGGTTCCAGCATCAACAAATCTTAATACGCCAACGTTATGTTGTGTGCTATAGATAGTTTTGCTCACAGCATTAGAAATTAATACTTCCCCACTGTTTACACTTACTAGTCTAAGACTAATTACAATTTCATCTACACGATATTGTTGACTTCCGCCAATACCTAAGAATCGTGCGCCGTTGCCGCCACTGCGTATGTTGCTGTCGTAGCCAATGATACCACCTTCGATCATAATTCCTGCCACAGTCATTGGCTTTAATGGTCTAGCATCTTTACCTTCATAAACCTCGCGTTGATTACGTATCAACTGTCGCTCTTTAATAAGGTTATCTAATCCCACACGCTCTACAACTTTAAACCAATTTTTTGAGTCTTGAAGTGCTTTGATTAAAAATACTTCAGATCCTTGTGTCACTGCCTTTGAAAACACAGCTAACCTATCATTAGGTTTCATTTGTCCTGTCTTGTCTGTGAATCCGTAAACTGCAATGGTCATTGGAGGACCGTCTAACTGTGGTATTTTATTAGTAAGACTCTCTCTTGGTGTTAGAGCCACAGCATCTTCCCTAGCCGCATCCATGTGTATGGTGGCGCATCCTGAAAGAACAGTGACAAGTAACAATGATAATATTAATTTCATTAAAATGCAAAGCTCGCTATAGGTACAGTAATTTCTGTTCGGCTACCGTTGGCCTCAATAATAGTTAGAGTTACTTCTGTGGCCGATTTAACCCAACTGATATTAGTTCCTTGAAAGTCCATAGTTCCGCTTGTTCCTGTACCTTCAGCAAACATTTGATCTGCTAATTGTTTAGACAATTGTGCGTAGATACGTGCTTCTACGTTAACAAGGAATTTACTTAGATTTGTTTGTTTTGCAGCAGCTTCTGCCTTAGCTATAGCAGCCAGTTCTTCGCTCTTAATTTCTTTCTTTTTAGATTCTTCTAATTGATGGATTGACAAGACGTGCTGACTGAATCCATTGCCTGGTATAAAGGCTGGACTTTGAAAATTATGTATTAGCTCTGTAGCGAATGCACTACCTGCAAACACTAGCATTGCCCCCAATGCTGTGATGTATTTCATGACCCTCTCCTCGGTTACCCCTTATACTATTTAACGAGAGGTGAGGAAATATTCTATGCTTAGTTAATAATAATTAATTAACTTAGGTCAATAATAGGCTGAAAGAAATTTATTTTTACGACTTAGCTGCCATATAACCTGGAGTTGGAGTTTGTTGATCGTCATTCCAGTTAAATCCTGCACCCATTGTTACAGTCTTTCCTAATTTCTTAACTAGGTCATTACCGTCTTTAATAATACTATAATCTAAAGTATCTGTTCTTAAAAACATAATTGTTGTTATGCCGTCTGCTAGGTGATAGCTTTCGTATGCTATTTTAGTATAGGCTCTATTCATTTTCATCCAATCTACAGTGCCGTCTTGCTCAACAGCTGAAGCAATTAATTTATCAGCATTTTTAATAGAATCAAAGTTTAACACTAGTGATTTGATAGTAGTATGAAATAGTTCAAATGTTTTATCAAAATTACTGTATGGCTCGAGTACTTCTTCGTTCAGTGCCTGAAACCCTTTTGGATTCCAATTGTACTTATTGCCTAATTTTGCTTTGCCGTTTGTAATGTTGTATTGATCGCCATTAAATTTGTTAACTGCAACTTTTACCCTAGCGCCTTTTTTGTCAGTAGTAAAAATAGATGCGTTCTTAGGAGCAGTTGCTACAATATTAGCAATACCTTTCCTCCAAAGATCCCATCCCGCAGTTGCTTTTGCAATACTCTTACTGTTTAATCTACCGCCTGTAGATGCACTGGCCTTAATTTCTACTTCAACATCGCCTACTTTTAAGTCACCTTTTTTAGCTTTCTCAGCTGGGTTTCCCATCATTGATAAGGCCATTTCTCCTGGGCCAATTGCCCCAGATGTTTTACCTGGCGAATAACTAAAAATATTCTGTTCTACAAATATATCAAACAATTTTTTATATTTAGGATTTACATAGTTTTTAATATTTCCGCGATCGGTACCGATAACTGATAACATGTTAATTACATCGCCTTTTACGCAGGCTGCTAAGAACTGTTTAATCTCAATTGGTGATGCGTTGGCCTCTTCTTGAATATCTACAATTTTTCCAAACAAGGCTTGTTTTAATGTTTTTGTAAATTCAGCTGCGTTTACTGCTTTTTTCTTTGCCTGTGTTTTTTCTTTAGAAGACATTTTTTCTAAATTTTCTTCTTGATAACCTTGTACTTTGTTTCCTAAAGCTACAAGGTAAACACTTACTTCTTTAACAAAACTTTCAGCTTCTTGTTGTTTTTGTACAGCATCGTCTTTTGCTAACTGGAGTTCTTCCACTTGTTTAGTTAAAGCGTCTAATTGTTGTCTAAACGGTTTAATAAAATTTTTCTTTATTTTCTCATCAATATCTGAAGCTTCAACCGCCTTTATTTGTTGCTTTAGTGTATCGATAGTAGAAATAATTGCGCTGCTAGCACCTTCTGCTTCTAAAATACTCTCTGTAGACATTCTAGCAGGTGCAGGTGCAGGTTGTGCAGGTGCAGGTTGTGCAGGTGCAGGTTGTGCAGGTGCAGGTTGTGCAGGTGCAGGTTGTGCAGGTTGTGCAGTTTGTATCTTAGCTTTGGCTAAAAATGCACTTATTGATGATGACAAATTTTTTAATTTTGTCGCAACAGATGCTTTTACATTTTCTTTTTCTGGAGGAAGATTTCCAAGAAAAACGCCAATTGTATCTAGATCGTGTATAGCTTTTTGTGCTTCAAGATCAGATTCAACTGCTTCATGTACAATAGTTTTTCCAAAGTCGTAAAATCGCATAATAAATCCTTATTGTATATTTATACGATGTTAGGGAACAGCATGTCTGTGCAAAACTTATCAACGTCTGCTTCATTTAAACCTAAACTTTTCATTACGTTAGGAGTATGGGGATTCTGTCGCTGATTGTGACAGTACCAATTCTGTGCTTTGATGGTTTCATCAACACCGCATGTATTTTGGAATCCGCTGATTTCATCAAAATATGCATGAAGATTGTTAAGTGCTATGTTTATAATTGCAACTGCTTCTTCTTCGGTGTTTACGTTGCCGGCAGCTAACATTTTGTCTGTAAAGATATTCTTAGCCCACTGAGGCAACTCTCTTTGTTTTTTTGGAATAAAATTTTCTACACTATCTTTGTAGCCTAATATCATAGGATGATCTGCACCACCGCTTGACGGACTAAAATCGTGGAATGCTCCAGTCATCTTATTTTTGCCGGCAATAACATCAAAGCCGTATATAGGTCCACCGTTGGTTAGTTCTGGAAACACGCATACATGCATCATCCATAGACCTTTAGTGACTCTAGCATCAACTACATCTATGTGAGCTCTGCGTACATACTGATTAGACCATACCCTATTAATCCATCCTGAATCGGGTTGATTAAAGTGTTCCATTCCATCTTCGTGTACTTCATTAGCCTGTTGGTCAAAAACTGCTATGATGTCGTCTTTACACTTGATCAGATGATTCCAAATAATGCTCAATGTCTAACTCCATTAGTTCTTGAAATAATTTAGTGCTTGACTCAAATACATACTTTGCTTCTTCGGCCATGCTGTCTTTTGTCTTAGCTCTAATTAGTTCTTTGAGCTTATCTTTGTCTGTATTGAACTGATACATTCGACCTTGACCAGGAACCATCTTTGCAATCATTTGGCCGCCGCTTAAATCTCCCATGTGTAGTACATAGATATGTGCCATAAGTGCGTCAGCATCAATCATTATGTTTCGCATGTGATTGATGTATTCTATAGTACTAGGTACTATAACTGGCTGAACATCTTTTGTCCAAAGTTCTGCAAAATCTTCTTCAATTTTCAGTTTACGTCTGATATCTGGTAAATCACTGAGTAGGCCTTGTGCGCCTGCAAGTGCTTCTAATAGATCATATTTTTTATGTTGATTCCACAAGTATGTGGCATATAGTTCGGGATTAATTTTACCGCTTACGATAACTTTTACAAATGCTTGGCGTTCAGCATTTGTATGTTGTTCTTTTGTAAGTTCTTTTAAATTGCTCATTCTTTTTCTAACCTAATCTGCAAGGGAAATCCCTTGTCTCTTGAAGCTACAGTAGTTTCTACACTTTTTTGTTCTGCAATTTCGTATGAGTATATACCAACTACTGCACTACCTTCGCTGTGAATTTGAAGTGTAAGTGCTTCTGCACTAGTTTGGCTATGTTTAAAAGTTTTCACTAAAACTTCTATTACCCATTCAATTGGGGTAACATCATCGTTAATAAAAATAACTTTGTATTTGGCCGGCTCTTGAGTGATCTGTTTAATTTTTTCGTCAATTTGGATATCTGCTAAAGTACTCATTTATGTCTCCTAGGTTAAAATAGGGGGAGGGTTAACTCCCCCTAGACTGTTACTCGCTGTCTATAGTTAGTGCTTCAACTTTAGAAGGTGCTTGAATAGCAATCTTCTTAGGTTGTAGTGCTTCTGGAACTTCACGCTTCAAACTAATGTTGAGCATGCCTAGTTCTAGTGTAGCACCTTCTACTTCAACATGGTCAGCAAGAGTAAATTCTCTACGGAAATTGCGAGCACCAATTCCTTTGTGTAGATAATTTACTGTGTCATCTCCCTTCGGAGAGGTCCCCTCAATGCGTAGGATATTTTTGTCCTTGGTAATTTCCAAGTCATCCATACTGAACCCAGCGACTGCGATACTAATTGTATAGTCGTCTTCGCTTAGTTGTGCAATGTTGTATGGAGGATATCCCTGCGATGCTGAGTTAGCAAATTGTCTTTCTAACTCATTGAACATTCTATCGAATCCGATAGTAGCTCTGTGAAATGAGGGTAAGTCTAGAGTTGTAAGTCTTGTCATAATTTTCTCCTTATAATAAGCAAGATTTAATATTGAGCCCGATTATCGGCGCTCAAGTTTATTTACCATTGCTTGCATAAACAGCATTAAATTGCTGAGTTACACGAACAAAGGTTGTGCATTTGCTAAGTTGCTTTAGCGTCTTAGCGCCTGCATACGTACAGGTACTACGCAAACCGCCTAGTATGTCCTGTACAGTATTTAGTACCTTACCTTTATAAGGTACTAAAACTTCTCGCCCTTCGGCGCTACGGTATTCTTTTAAACCACCAAAATGTTTTAGGTTGGCTGCTTCAGAACTCATACCATAAAATTCTACAAATTTCTTTTCTTCTATTTTGCAGCCAGTCCATGTCCACTCTGACTGCCCGTCTTCTAGGATACGCTGTCGGGCCTGTAACTCGTTAGTTTCGTAGAGTCTTGTAATGACTTCTCCGCCGCCTTCATCGTGTCCAGCCAGCATCCCTCCGAGCATAACAAAATCCGCTCCTGCGGCAAATGCCTTGGCGACATCTCCTGGACAGGTACAACCCCCGTCTGCAATAATATGTCCCCCCAAACCATGAGCAGCATCAGCACACTCCATAACAGCACTAAGCTGAGGATAGCCAACGCCAGTTTGAATACGAGTTGTGCAAACGCTCCCAGGACCAATGCCCACTTTAATAATATCTGCTCCACTTAAAATTAACTCCTCAGTCATTTCGCCTGTCACTACATTGCCAGCAATGATTACGATTTCTGGATATGCTTCACGAAGCTTTCTAATAAAAGTTGCAAACCGCTCGGAATAGCCGTTAGCAACATCCACACAAACGTATTTAATGTTTGTTAGTGTTTCGCTGTACACATTAGCAAACTTATCGTAGTCAGCTTGTGTAATTCCCATTGAGTATGCTACTCGATGAGTTCTATAATATTCATCTGCATTAAAGAAGTCAATTAATTCTTCTGCACTATATGTCTTAACTAGACATGTAAACATGCCTTCATGTGCAAGAATGTCTGCCATAGCAAACGTACCAACTCCGTCCATATTAGCAGCCATGATTGGAACACCAGTGTATTGATATTCTTCCCAATTTTCGTGCTCAAAAGCAGGACTGTAATTTCTAAATTTAAACTTACGGAATAAGTCTACTTCCTGCCGAGAGCCTAATGTACTACGCTTAGGACGAATTAACACATCTTTGTAGTCTAACTTTATATCTTGTTCAATTCTCATTGTTTTTCGCCGTAGTTAAATGATATACTGATTCTATCTGAGTTTGATTTATTACTCTGTACGCTGTGTTTGAGCCAACCTGGAAATATATACAGAGCACCTGATTTAGAGGCATAGGTAGCCCTAGTACTTGTGTAATAGGTTCCTTTTTCTACTTGAGTAGGAATATGGTATTCGCCGTTGTCTGATCGTTCAAACTGAATATTACCTTGTCCCTCTTGAGCATCAACATAGTAAACTCCACTTAATACGCTATTAGTATGATTGTGGAGATGATTGTAGGCATTTGGTGGATTAATATTAATCCATATATTATATAATTCTAATTGCGGCAGACCAACTTGTCTTGCACATCCTGAAATTTCTAATCCAATAGCTTCTACTAGCGCATCAACATCAGCGTTATCACCTGATTTAATATCGCTACTTTGATAACCCCCAAAGTTGCTAATAACTCTACCTGGATCAGTTTTTTGTCTTTCATACGCAAACCGTTTTAATTCAGCGTTGTTACCAAAGTGTGTCATAGACGACCATATGACACTAGGAAACCACAATTCTGTGTGCATTGCCATATGTTACTTTCTTGGCTTTATATTAAAAGGATCTTGTGATAGTTTTTTAAGCCAGCGCGATCTTGCCGCCGCTTTTGCTTTTTTTCTAGCTGTAGTTGGTTTTTCGTAGAACTCTTTATCTCTAAGATCTTGCAAGAGACCGCTGTCTTCTACTTTCCTTTTGAACCTTCGTAGAGCTCCGTTAACATCATCATTACGAACTTCAACTCGAAGTCCTTTAAGTTCTGATTTTTGATACCTCAAACTAATCTCCTAATTTACCAGATAAAAAGTCTAGATTAAAAATTCTATTCTTACTGATTATATTATATAAGTTATCGCTACCATTTGTCAACCAATAGGTTTTATCTTTGGCTATAAAGTAAGCTACTAGATCTCTAATCTTTGTATCGCAATTGTCAATGTCTAATATGACACAGTCTGCTTTGTAAAAACAATCAAATAACCATTCAGGTTCGTGATCGTCTTCTTTTTCGTAAAGGTAAACTATAACGGGTTTATCAAAACTTTCTATTAGGTCTTGGAACTGAGATTTGATTACTGCACTAGGGTATACTAGCAAAAAACTATATTCCTGGCTGTAGTATTTGTCTGGTGGTGTAACTAAAGTAATATCACTCATCTTTGGATCTTATGCTTTTCCAGATTGCTGTTTGTTTTTTTTGTTCTTCATTCTGTATGTATCCCACAGTAGGATTTTGCTCAACATCGTTTGATTCAACTGTTTCCAAAGTCACTTGCTGATCTTTATCCTTCATCATATAGGTTTTTTTAGCTTGTGCTCTACCTACATAATCTTCCCAGGGAAGTTTGTTTATCTTGCCATCGAGATAAAGTTGTTTAAAAAATTTAAGACTTAGATTTGGATTATCTTCTTTCCAATCATGCTTGGCTTGATTCCATTCTTCTAAATTATCTAAAGCATCTAACTGCTCTTTAGTTAGGCGAAATTCTTCCGATGATTCTATAAGTTTTTTTTTAGACAGATCTTCAGGCTGATCTACATTGGTAGCTTCAACCTTAGGTTGAGGATCTTCTTTAGTTTCTTCTTGTTCTATCTTAGTTATTGTTTCTACTTTTGGTTCAGATTCTTGCTTGTCAAAATCAATAAATTCTAGTTCTTCTTTTTCAATCTCTGCTATTAATCGATTGCCTTCTTCTATGTCAGGCTGAGAAACTATAGGTTCTGTAACAGTAGGAAGCTCTTCATCTTCTTTTAGTATCGGCCCTCTGATACCGTCTGAGAAATCATATTCATCTCTTAACTTATCTTTATTTTCTCTATACCACTGCCAAGTCATCTGTGCGCCTAATAACATTAATATTGCCAGTGGGTCAAACACAAATACAATTATTATAATAACCCATGTTACTGCACGTTCTAGCAAATTAGCATCAGGATTATCTCCGTACAGTAGGGCCGCTATGTATTTGATTGGGCCTACTTCTGCTTCAACTTTGCGTACCTCGGCAGCAATAGGCGCTCTTTCTTCGCTAAGGGCGGCAATAGTTTTCTGTTCGGCCGCAATCTCAGATTGAAGGCGGACACGTTCTTTTTGTTGTGCTCTTCGGATTGCAACAGCTTTGTCGGCACCTTTTTCATCATTGCTTCGACCCATAACTTGGTCCACAGCTTCATCCATCTGTCTAAGCGCCTTCCGGTTCGCATCTATATTGTCCTTTGCCGTTTTGATTTTTTCATCGTAAATAGCTATCTTGCTTTGGACATCGCCACTTACAATATTTTGATCCAAATGTGCTTTGCTTAAGAAACCAAATATTCCCATGCTAGTAATGACCATGAGTACTATTACTGCGGCACTCATGTACACTTTCATTCCTAAAGGTATCTTAGTCCAATATGCTTTGAGCCAACTTGCGGCAACTAACTTAGATATTTCTAATGTAGTGCCCATAACAACAATGGGCCAAAATGCCGCGGCAAATACTGCGGTAAGACCTATAACGCTGTAGTATATGGCCACTGCTGATAGAGTTAGGCCGGATAGTGCAAGTAAGATAGCAAATATCATAAGTAGTATTTATCGCTTATCCATGCACGAATTTCCAAGTCTTACCTTGTAGGCAGGCCTCTTCTCTAAAACTTTTTGGATTGCCTTTGTACCAGATAGTAGAATGTAATACTGTACATGTGTTTGGTTTTATAATGGATACTCGAACTTCACCTCTTGCCGAACTAGTCTTGCTAAACCATTTGCAAGATTCGCCCACAGAAATTTCATCAAGTGCGAAATATACGCAACGTTCATGTTCTGCTCGATCTTCTGTTGGGACAGAATAAGCTGTGTACTTGCCCCAGTTATAAAGAATGTTAATAGAGCTTCCTGGATTTGAATAAGTCCGAGCTGTACTAACATCTCCGTAATACGGAGTTGATGAACAGGCTGTTAAACTAATTAAACTCAGGATGCCAAGAACCATCCGGATGTTGGCAAAGGATGCCTTGAACATTTTTATCTCGTCCTTTAATGTTAACTACAGTTTGGTAAGGGCGGCATTGTTTTGCAACACCTGCTTGTTTACGCCAATGCCCTGGCTTGTCAGAACATTCGACCTGTGTCTGGCTTTCTACTCGCTCACCATTCTTTGTTTGAATGTTCTGAGTAGTATAACAGTACTGAGGTCCTTGATCAGCAACTTTGGTTGCTGAGGAGCAGCCAGATAGTATTACAATTGCTCCTAGTAGGACTAGAGTTTTCATTACTGCTTCCTAGCACTAGCTTCAGCTATGAGTTGATCGAATACGTTCTTTTTCATTTCAAGTCGAACAAATGTATAGTGACGACCGTTCATTGTAAAATGACCTTTTTCGCTTTTTACATGCCTGCGAATTGCTGTGTCAGTAACCTTGTAAGAAATCATAGTACGAGTAGTCTTTACATCGTCTTTGATATCAATCACAGTTTCTGAATTAACAGAACCATTGATACGTTTGGCAAAGTTATTCATAGCGATTGCATCCATTTGTTCTTCAGATGCTTGAGAGTATTTTGACTCGCCTGCACCGCAAGCATAAACATAATCCTCTTTCCACCAGAACCAACCCTTAACACCTTCTTGCACACATTCCTGATACCAGGTTGGTTGTGCGTAAGTCTTGCGTTCTGGAACGTCCTTCATTGAAGAACAAGCAGAAAGAACTGCAATAATTGGTAAAACTAAAAATGCCTTTTTCATGTGTGCCTCTGTGGGTTGTTAATACAGTCTATAGTATAACAGGACCCGTAGGTCCTGTCAAGATTGAATTTTACCAAATTACTTAAAGAATATTAAAGCCATCATCATAGCTTGGACAATAAATCCAATACCAATAGTGACTAAATTTAACATGTCTTTCTGTACTGCGGCTTTAATAAACATCAGTACCAATCCAGTCCAAACTAACAGTACTAGATCCACAGGTGGTAAACTGTCTGTTAATCCACTCATCACAGCCAGTAAACTAGGAATAGTTGAAGCATGTAATATTACAATACCTAGCCACCCAAAAGTTTCTGCTGATACTTTAGAGATTGAAGCAGAGATTGTTTCTTTAAATTGTTCAATATTAAAATTTTGCATATATTCTTTCAATCGTTCTAGGTTTTTCGTTATAAAAGATGTGAGTTCCAATTTTTCCAATTTTTTCTAACTTCCATTGTGGGTTAACATAATCTGCATGATAATACAGGGCTGTTTTTAATACGTCAAGTTTAAAATTTTCCAATAATACTTTTTTGGCTACAGCATAGCTTTCTTTGTAAGCTTCTGAGTTTATTGGTCTGTTACGATGTGTTGAATCACAATACCATGAGAACTGGCATATGGTTCTTATTGTTGTAGTCTTTTGATAAACTACACCGCAAACGTCTTTTGGAAACGCTGGGTGCGCAACACGGTTTAGGGTAACTTGTGCTACGGCTACCTTTCCTTCAAAAGGCTCATAACCTGCTTCTCGATAAATGTTAAGTGCTAAACATTCGAGTTCTTTTTCTCTAGTCTTAATTGTTACAACATCTGGGAAACTTACTCCCGCTGACATTTTGAGAGCTTGAAACTTATTGCTTGTGATGTGTTGCAGAATAACTACTGCAAACAACAAACCTACTGCAAGGGCTAATGCCCTGATTGTCTTTTCCATAAGTCCTCCTTTGACTTGGTGTGATACAAAATTCATATCACATTACATAAAGGGAGTTAACTTCACGAGGCTCTGAAAGAACCCTACTTTCGTGTAGTTGTCTCCATTGGACGCACAATCTCATAACTTGTGTGCCTTTGGCGACCCTTGGCGTCCCGAAAATACGGGTTTCTCATTGGCCAAGACCCGCGGAACCATTTCAGCTTGTGACATACTTTGGTTCTACTATCTCAGTTTCTGTGCGAAACGTTTAATATATATCCTATTGTACGACATTCCATAAAGAAATGCAAGGTTTTTGACATCTTTTGACAAAATTACTTGTTAATCAAACAATTTGGGTTATGTTAGCCTGTCCAAATCGGAGGCGGCGTCTCCAAAATACTCTCTCAACAAATTGAGCATCGCTCATAGTAGATTCGTTAAAGTCAAACTTTAGCGTAGTAGGTACTTTGTGTAACTCACTGGAGTGATCGTTTAAATATTGCCAAACATTGTGTTGGTATTGTTGAGTTCGTGGATAAGAATTGCGTTCTTTGAGTGGCACGGTAAGATGTCGTTGTAGATCCATAAGGTCCTGATGCAACTCTTGCCCAAGTTCAAATTCTTTTACAAATTCATCTAACAAGTCATACCATTTGGCAACAACCTCAGGTTGAAGTGTTAGTATCATGCGAGTATGAAATATAATACTGTTGCCATAAAGTTTGATTCCAGGTATTCCGCTGTCAAGTGTGCAACGCCCGTGTTTGAACCAATCACATAGTACATCAATCTGTTGTTGTTTCAGTATACGATACCATTCATGCTGTTGTGCCTGTTTAAATAATTTGGTATACATTTCCTCATAGGAAACATTTTTGTAACGATTTAAGAATCTAGTAACTAAGTTGCTGTAACCGCCCACGTGCCAAGTAAACAAATTCCAGTTGAATATACTAGCTTCAATGATGTCATCAAAAGACATATGGGCAGTACTAATTACAACATCTATGCTCTCAGCTGTAACCCCAGTATTTTCATGAGCCGACGGACTAAAATAATCATAAATTTTTGTAGTCTTGATGTCGTAGACTTCTTTTTGGACTCGATTTAATTCTGCATTTTCTAGTACTTGGCAGTAGTAGATATCGATATCGTTGTGCATACCTAGGTCTAACAGTTTCCAAAGATTGTTTTGCCAAGACTCAAGTGTTTCTCGCGGCAACCCCATGATCAATTCGGTACCAATGGGTACACCTTTTGCTCGTCCAATTTCTAGTATTTCAGCAATGTTGTTGCTTTTAAGATTTTTGCGTTTGATAGCATCAAGAGTATTATCGTCAAAAGTTTGTAAGCTAATCTTAAGACCTGTTGTAGGTCGTAGAGTTTTTTTGACCAGCAGTTCTACAATGTCAATTACTTCTTGATTTTGATTTTTAGCAAACGATTGAGAGATACCAGTTGGAGCACCATACTGACGCTGTAGTTCAATAAATCGCTCTACAATTGATCGATCTCGCTCAGGAAAAATACCAAAATTAGCATCAGCAACGTGTACAAAATCTATGCGGTTACGACTCATCCATTCAAGTTCAGCATATACACGCTCTATAGTAAACTTTTTAATTTTGCTTAGTGTTAAACTACCCCAGTCACAAAATGTACACTGATACGGACAACCACGATTGGTTTCCAGTGTAGCTGACCAGTTAACCTTGGGATTATCTATTAACAGTTGATCAAAGGTGCCTGTTAGATAAGGACTGGATAAAATTGATAAATCATCAACTCGTGCTGCCTGACCAGTATCTAGTACGCTACCATTTTGATTTATTAGCACACCTGGCACATGATCAAAGTTCTCAATGTTACGCAGGATTTCAGTAAAAGTAATTTCACCTTCGTTTTTAATAATAGCATCAATCCAAGGATACTTAGAAAATATTGCAGGGTCTGACACAGCCGGCTCTGGTCCTCCAAAAATAATTAAACAATTAGGATTGCGTAATTTAAGAGCCTCAGCTAAGTGTAAATTATATTGTAGATTCCAAACGTAGGTACTAAAGCCAACTACTGAATCGTTTTTTAATTGTTCAACTACTTGCTCTATTGGGTCACGTCGCCAGATTAATTGATTTAATTCAAACTGCGAATCAATGTCTGGTTGAGATTGAGCGTGTGCCCAAAGACATCCAACTGTGTATGGTAAATGAAACGAATTGAGTTCTTCTGGACCTACTTGGAAATTTACTTGTACAAAACTAACTTTATGTTTTTCATTCATAGAGAGTATTTACCTACGCATACTAGAGATGTCCACTGCTTCTTGATCACTGAAGACAGGAACCGCATTACTCTTGTGCATAGTGGCAATACCTTTTACCATAGTGCCAGTATACACTTTGGCTGGCTTAAGAGTAGCAGTGCCCAATCCGCTGTTCAAACTTTTGATATGTGCAGTTGTATTGCGACCTTCTGGAATTTTTAAACTGTATGTCGAGCTTAGGCTAGACGCCTTTGGTAAAGGCTTGCTGGGAGATTGGATTTCCCATTTCTTTTGAAAAGCCTTCCAACTTTCTTCTTGCTCACGTGCTTTTCTAGCATGTTCTGCCGAAGCGAATTTCTTCTTACCTTTTTTCTTACCGGTGGTACTGAGCCACGGGCCTTCCAAATGCATAGACATAATAACCCTTGCAAAGTTGAATACAAATATAACTATAACAGATATCAAAAAATAAATCAAATAAAATGGTAACACTCAAATAAAAAGCACCCAAAGGTGCTTTCTATCTGTGATTGTCTAAGTTTAGAACTTGTAACGAACACCGGCAGTAACACGATTACCGTCGAATGTATTAACACGGTCTTGACCATATTGACGTGCAAGATCGAGACCAACACTAACTTGTTTAGTAACTGGCAAACTTGCGCCAATACCAACAGTCATTGCATAACCGTCAGACCCAGTCTGGTTGTCCAAATATGCGACACCAACTTTAGGAGTTACAGTTACAACACCTAGGTTAGCAACATCGTAGCCAGTAACAATGCTGTAACGATTTTGATCGTTAGTACCAGAAGTGAAACGATCAAACCCGGCTGTGACACCAACCTTGCCAAAAGATTGACCAACAGTCAAACCATAACCATCACGGTCAGTACCTGCATAATCACGAGTACCTGTTACACCTACTTCTAAAGCAGATACCGACATTGCGGTTACTGCTAAGATTGTTGCTATTGCAATTTTCTTCATTTTTAATTCCTTTAAATGTATGACTAATCTAGTCATGTGCAATTATATAGTATCTTTACTTAGAAGTCAAGCACAAAAAAGGCATAAATATATTTGAGACTTCTTAAAGCAATTCTTTCGCTGTTAAGCCTTATATGCCAATATTATATTGGGAGTAAGTTGATCTAAGTAGTTTCCAAATAAAATCATTTATAAGGAAACTATTATGAGAAAAACTATTCTCGCAGGCGCCATCGGTGTCTTATTACTAACTGGCTGTGCATCTGACAACTATCAACAATACGCCCGAACTCAAGAAAACATTGCTCTTGCAAGGGCAGAAGCAGAAATTGCTCGATACAAAGCATTAGAAGCTATTGCCAATTCAGGTGATACTACAGCTCGAGTAGCCGCGGTAATTGCACTACAACAAGGTTCTCCACAAAACAACAGTCCTAGAGTTGAACAACCCACTAGCACCGGTGACACGGCTTTACGTTGGGCTAGTGTAATTGTGCCCAGCCTTACTCAAATTTACGGTATTGGAAAAAGCACTGATCTTGCCATAGTCAACAGTAACAATAATAAAGACATTTCTATTAACACTAACCAAACTATGTTAGGGTTTGGTAAACTTATTGTTGATCCAATTGTTGGCACAGGCGACGACGTCCTTCTGTACCCACAATAAAGAAAAGCACCCGAGGGTGCTTTCTGGTAATTTCTGTTACGAGGTATTTCCTACCCTAAGCAGTGTTTAGGCTGCTAATGCGTATTCGCTTGAATTTGCGTTTACTTGATTTGCTTGATTTACGGTCATCGCCTACCGTGTTGCCGTCTCCATTATCTCACCCTGTCGAAACCATGTCAGGCCCATCATAAGAATACTATTTTTCAATTTTGTGATAAACACGAACATTATTATTGTACATATAAACAACCCAGCATACGCTTACAATTATCGTTATAGTAGCAAAAATTAATCCTTTAATCATTTTAATTTCCTTATGGTGGACCTGGCGGGAGTCGAACCCGCGTCCAGAATGCCTTCACTTTGAAGGGATTACAACAATTCCTTAAGCAGGCTGAATATTGCTAGCCTGTTGTCCTTTCATACCCATTGTGACTTCAAATCTTACGCTCTGACCTTCTTGTAGACTTTTGAAGCCACCTGAATTAATCTGAGAGAAATGAGCAAAAAGGTCTGCTCCGCCGCTATCCGGTGTAATGAATCCAAAACCTTTGGCGTCGTTAAACCATTTTACTTTTCCTGTTACCATTGTTACTTTTTCCTAATTTAAAATACCTCATTTACGTTGAGGTGTTAACGGGTTGAATACAACCATTTACATAAGAAAGTGTATAGCTAAAAGAATAGTAACAAGAATTACTACAATTACGTCACACACTTTCATTAATTATTTCTTACGTGTTGAAGCCCGTTTAGCCATAGCTTTAACTGTCTTTGGCTTTGGTGGCTTTTTGCCTTTTAAGATTTGACTAACTCGTCTAGGGCTTGGCATATCTTACTTGCGCTTTTTAATAATTCTACGTGCAGTAGCTTTGATACTGCGTGGATGATGAGCTCTAAATTTAGCCATTATTTGCTCCTTTTAAGGGCACGTTTTGCCGCACGAACTGCACGGACTTTTTGAGAGTATTGTCTTGCCATTTTAATTCCTTTATTAAAAGTTGCTTACATATCTATATTTATAACAGATCTAAGCAAAGATGTCAACCTCTGATTTGCTTGTTTCTTTGGTTTTTTCTGGGCGAATTGGTTCTAACCAAGTATCGGGTATGTAGGCCTGCGGAGATACACCAAGCAATGTAGATAAGTCTTCTGCTTCTATCCACCAATAATGATCTGTTACTGCACACTTACAGGGCATAGTTCTAAATTCAAACAGTTCACCTTGCTCAAACTTTCCAATATATTCTTTTACCTTAACAACACGCCCTATGTTTTCAGGCCGTATAGAATATATAATACGAGCTAGATCACCTTGCTTACATTTCATCTTTTGCCTTGTTCATTTCGTATTTCATTACCAGAGCAGTAACATCTTCTACTTTGCACAACCAACCATTTGCGTTTACAATAAACACATCCCCTGGTTTGTATAAGTGACTGCTCTTAGGCGTGCCGTCACGGCTTACACCCATAACTTCACCTTCCCATTCACCTTCGACTCTAAAGTTGTCGCCTACTTGATTTATGTTATATTCAACCCAAAGCATTTATTCCGTCCAATATGTTATTAATGTTCCAGTACAGTGACTTTTCTATGTTAATGTTTAATCCGCTGTGCATCTTATAATATATAGCAAGTTTGTTCTGATACTCTAATTTATTCTTATCGTATCTATCTTTGTTATAAAAATGAACTCCGGGTATCAAGGATCCACCCCATGCTCTATAATTTATTACAGCAGCATGACCAAATTGTGTTTCAATGTCGTTTAGTGATTTAAAAGTCTTAGTCCATTCGATATTTTCAGAACACTGTTCTGTTTTAAATCGTATAACTTGTAGCGTAGGTTTATGGTGAAATAATCTTAAGGGTGCTATCCTAGCATTGCCCACAACTACTTCCCAAGTATTGTAGTATCTGTTCCATGCTTGTGTTAACGGAAACTCTATAGTTCCGTTATTTCTTAAATGGTCACTTAACCAAAATATCTTTGCAACTGCATCAATAAACGGATAAGAGGATTGTGCCTCTGTCCAATCACTTTCTGAATATACATTTGAAAAACGTTGTTCCCAATCGTGTAACCTTGCAAGCTCAAACTCGTCACAGCTTCTAACATTAATAGATTGACTTATTTGTTCTACTACTGTAGATCTATCTGCTTCTACTAGTCCTAAAATTTCATTTTGATTTAATGACTGAAAAAAGATATCAGCCATCCTAATCTTATCAACATCATGCCCGTGTCTAAGATAGGGTAACGGTTTTACTGAATTGATAAGTTTAATATCTTCAGTACGATATAAAAAAGACATTAGACTCCGCTGGCTAATACAATTTTACAAATGTGTTCTAAACGCTCAATATGTTCGTAAGCACGCCATGGAGTACTGTCAATAGCAACTACACCATGTCCTTTAATACCTACAATGTCGTAAGCAATATTTCCATCTTTGTCTAATTTTAAATTGCGATGACAAGCGTCACCTAGTTCCTGACTGATAGGAGGCACATCACCAACATTAGGTGCTACCTTTGTATATCTGCTAAGTTCTGGAAAGTCATCTACAATAGTGCTTAAATCAATTCCGGCATGCATGGCAGCAACACAATAAGTAGGATGAACGTGTACAACAACTCTAACATCGTTTTTATGCTGTCCTAGTTCTTTTTGCAGTCCAAAATGTAAAGGCATCTCGCCGCTAGGTTCAAGATTGCCGCTTAGGTCAGTTTGCTCAATAACTTCCCAATTATAATTAAAAACAGCAGAACCTACTCCACTGTTAATTGTGCGCCAGATTTTAATTTTTTTAAACATTTCTGGCTGCATGTTTTGTTTGCGTACACCACTAGGTGTGACATAAAAATGATCACGATCGTGATGACGAATAGAAATGTTACCATCTCTACTGGTAATCCAATTACGCTTGTAAGCGTCTACTAAAATATCGCAACAAGTTTCTAACATGTTTTTCCTTTACCAATGTCTTACAACACCTGCTATAATAAATGCGTTAGTGATAAGATAGGCAAGTACGATTAAAGTTCGTATGACAGCAATTCTGTCTGCTTCTTTATCGCTCTTGCCTGTTTTCTCACCTAGAGCTTTTGCCCAAAGACGCCACATATTACATTGCGTTTTTCTTCTCTTGTATTTCCATACGTCGAGACTTAGTTAGTTTACCTAATTCGCCAAGTGCTTTACGAGCCCGTGCTGCCGCAGCTTTTACATTTTTATTTTCAAAAGCTTCTGCTTCTTTAATGTATACGTTAAATGCTAATACAATTTCGTCATGAATTGTGTTTGTTACTTCTGTCATGGCCTTTTCTCCTTATATATGAATGCCTGTTGTTTGTGCTGTGTATTGTTTTGCAATATCGTCTTGAGTTTTTGCAACACAGCTTACTGAACCTTTGCGAAGTGTGAACTTTGCATCAGGTGATACTGAGAACATAAATGGTGCTAGTCCCAGTCCTTGTTGTCCCATGATAAGAACCATTGGTTTTAGTACTGTGAAAGTTTTGTCACCTTCGGCCTCTAGTCTACCAAGAATTTCTTCTCCTGAGCTTAATTTAAAACTTACAATGTCGCCTGTTCTGTAGGGTATTTCTATTAACATGTTTATCCTTTAAGTACCTGTTTTAATTCTGTAAATCCGCCTATTAATTTTTCGTCTAAAAAAATCTGTGGAACTGTTCTAGCTGTTGGAACAGCTTCAAGCAAATCTTCTTTTGTGAAGCCATACCCAATTTTTTTCTCTTCAAACTCAATGCCTTTCATCTTGAGCAAGTTTTTAGCTTGATCACAAAATGGACAATGGTCTTTACTCCATACTATCGCTTTCATATTACGCTCTTTCTATTTCTACTAATGTACCTGCACCTGCAAGCTCTTCTACTACTGATTCAAGACTATGCAATATATCGTTGCTGATAATCTCTGTTATGTTCTCACTGTCTTTTAATAGTTTACTAACTTTAATTACTAATACTTCTTCTTGTAGCTTTGCCATAGTGTCTCCTTATATCGCGGGTAGCTCATCATAGTTAATAGAATCGCCCATTATCCCAATAACATAATTAGTTGATTCACTTTCTTGTAGTGCTGTCTGTTTCTTACTAGTATCACTGTGTTTGTTAAACCACGGGATAGGAGTAGATCTAGGAGCAGGATTCCAATACTTGATCCCAACATTCTTTAGTGCATCAGTTGCAGTGAAGTCTACAAAGTCTTTAAGGATATTTGCATTAAGACCAATCACAGGCCCTAACTTAAACAAGTAATCTGCCCATTCTTTTTCTTCTCTAATAACATCTTTATATATCTGTATCACTTCTGATTCACAATCTTTAGCGGCTTGGGCAAAGCGACTGTCTTCTTTAACTACTTGATTAATCAAGTAAGCAGTCCAACCTTTGTGTAATAACTCGTCTTGTAAAATCAAACTAATAATATTACCATTACCAATAAAGATCTTATTCTCTACCATTGCTAGACTTGTAGCAAAGCTAACCATAAAGCGAAACGCCTCTAAACCATAGCTTGCATGTAGGGCTAGATAGATTGCTTTAACATGTTCGTACTCATCAACTGCTTCGCCTAATTCTTTGCGACAGTTAATAATATGGAGCCTATCATAATATAGACCAATACTTGATGCCATTTCTACAATTTCTTTAGTGTCATGGATTGTGTTGAACACATCCTTGGGCACGTTGTAGATGTTGCGAATAATATGACTATAGCTCTTGCTATGAATATTAGTTTCAAAGAAACCCCAGTTGTACATTAATGCTTCTACTTCTGGAAGACTGCATACAGGCGTAAATACCTGTGTTGGGCCTCTACCCTGCAAGCTATCCAAAGCAGTTTGACGAAGTAGGTTACTAGTAAAAATATGCTTGACAGCATCGCTGGCTTCCTTAAAATCATTAGAGTCTTTACTTAAACTGATCTCTTCAGGTTGCCAAAAGAATCCTCGTGCTGTCGCATCGTAGTCGGCAATTTTTTTATACTTTACTTCTTCAAACCGTTGAATAGTTACTGGGCCTGCAGGATCAAGAAACATTTTACGACCAAGGTAATCTGTTTTTGTATTTAGGTTATACTGTGCTTTACTCATAATTTACATGCCTCGCAATCATCGTCATTCATTAGTTCCATTTCAAATTTAGTTTCTTCTATGTGGAAACCATTTATCTTTTCTTCTACTTGTTTTGATCCCGCTTTGTTAATTAAACTATAGTAGAATGTTTTGATTCCCCACATCTGTGCCTGCATTAAGTTTTTAGCAATTAATGTAGTTGGCACCTTTCGGTCTTGAAAATGTGCAGGATTATAAAAAGTATTTGTTGAAATACTTTGGTCCACATATGCTTGTAGCACAGCCGCTGTTTTCAAATAATTAATGCAGTCTTTTTGTTCCCACATCATTTGATACTTGTTTTTTAACTTAGCATACTCTGGAACAACTTGTGTAAATGATCCTGCTTTTGATTCTTTGGTACTAATCAAACTCATTGGCATTTCGATACCATTAGTACTGTTAATAACAACACTAGAACTTTCTACAGGTGCAATAGCCATTTGTGTTGCATTACGCACACCATGCTCTTTCATTTGAACACGTAGGCTTTCCCAGTCAAGCTCAGGAGCAAAATCAGCTAATTCGTTAACACCGTTAGCACGTAGTTCCCATGGAAACTTACCTTGTCCATAACGTGTTTTGTCGCTGTGAGCACATGGTCCACGTTCCTTAGCCAACTCCACAGTAGCTTCTGTAAGATAGTATGACTGATGTTCCATCCATGTCTTAACTTCTTGCAGTGCATCTTTGTCTCCGTACTTAAGACTGCGCTTGGCGTGCCAGTAAGCTAGATTAGTAACTCCAATACCTAATGGACGGATTTCGTCATTGCTTAGTTTACTTTGAATACTTAGAAAGTCTTGGTAATCCAGAATGTTGTTAAGACTGCGATGTAAAATCCGGCAAGCACGGCGCATATCTTCTGGGTTACGGAATGCTCCCCAGTTGATACTGCCCAACGTACATAAAGCAATACGACCATCAGCGTCATCGAGACGCTTAAAAGATTTAGTAGGTAATAAAATTTCACAACATAAATTTGACTGATAGATAGTGTGGTATTCAGGATCGAACGGGCCTTGATTCATCACGTTATCGATAAAGACTAGATAGATTCGTCCTGTATCAGTTCTCTCCTTTAAAATACCACTTTTGAATACTTCCTCGGCACTCATAGTCTTCTTACGAAGGCCTTTTTGTTTTTCGTATTTAACATATAATTCTTCAAACAACTTTGTATTAGAGTAAAACGCTTCGTACAAATCAGGTACTTCATTGGGATCAAAAAATGTTATGTTTTCTTTGTTCTTGAATCGTCTCCAGAAGAAACTACTAAGCACAACCCCATAATCCATATGACGGACTCGGGTTTCCTCTGTTCCTTGGTTGTTCTTAAGTACAATAAGATCATCAAACTGATGATGCCAAATAGGATAAAATACAGTAGCACTTGCATTGCGGATACCTCCTTGTGAACATGATCGCAAATCTCCAAACCACTTCTTTAAGAAAGGTATCATGCCAGTGTGCATGATTTCGCCACCGCGAATAGGACTGCCTAGCGGACGCAACCTACCAATCTCTAAACCAATACCAGCACGTTTGCTGGCATACTTGGCCATCATCTCCCCACTAGCAAATATGCTATCCAAATCATCGTCACTGCGGATAAGAACACAACTACTAAACTGTTTAGTAGGAGTCCCAAGCCCTGCCAACACAGGAGTAGCAAGAGTAAACAAACCATCTGAAGCACAGTTGTAGTACTCTTTGATGTAACGCATACGGGCCGTGTTAGGTTCTTCTTTATGAAATACAGTCGCGGCCGCAACCATATAACGAACTTGTGGTGTTTCATAGATTTCCTTTGTCGCACGATTGCGTACCAAATACTTTTCAATTAACTGTTCAATGGCAGCATAACTGTATTGTTCATCTTTGTCATGATCTAGCATATCATTCATTTTATTCCAATCTTCTTCAGTGTACCACTCAAGAAGTTCTGGAGTATATAGACCAGTAGCTACATTAGTCTTTACAATCTCATAAAGGTGGGGAGGCGTGTAATCACCATACACATCTTTTCTCAACATGCTAAGTCGTTGCTTACCTGCAACGTGTTGATAGTTAGTGTGTCCTAAATCTGGATTTGATTCAACGTCAATAAGATCTACAATGGCTCTTAGAGTTACTTCGTCAATCTCTCTAGTTGTCATGCCGTCGTAAAAATGTGGCTGAGCTTTGATCTCTATCATACTCTGACTTACATCAGCTATGCCCGAACAAACCTTAGCTACTTGTGCCTGCCACTTTTCTACAGCTAGTGGCTCCCTGTTACCCGATCTTTTTATTACCGTAATTTTTGTCATTTATTTTGCTCGTTGAATTATTTGTATTCGATATTTAGTGAAGCGGATGCATCACATATATTCTTTGTGATACCAGATAGTCTGGTAAGGAATTTTGCTTAACTGGGTTATCCTCATCGTAACCAATTACATAATCGTTAACGCAGAGTAGGTAGTGTGTTTGAGATTTAGAATGATCCATAGCAATATGTATCTCAAACATTTTATCTTTAAAACGTTCAGTTAATTGTAATGAATAGCACATTCCTAGTACACGAGAAAACTCACAATATTGATTTTCATAAAGAAGTTCCCAAGGTCCTAACCAGCTAGATTTATCCCAAGGATCTGTTAATATGCTTACATAGGGTGCTAATTTATAAAATACAATAACATCCTTTAGCGGAGATAGCGACAGTTCTAATTGGTCTCTAAAATTTCGCCAGGTGGCAAGGCGCTCTTCATAAATTTGATCAAACATTAAGATAGGTCAGTTTGTTTCGTTTCGACTCTAAACTTAAATTGTGTTCTGTCATCGCTGATCATTAAACTATTGCTTCTAATTACTAATGTATCAAAATTACCGTCAGTGTTAATATCTCTTAGTATAGCATCTAAATAGATACTGTCAAGATATGTTGAGTCGCCAACGTAGTGGTAGTCATCCGAAACCTCTACTCGAGGAGTTCCGGCGCTGACATCAGTCCTACCATTTAACATTATAGTTAATTTTCCAGTCCTCATTGCATTGTATGTTTCACTTACCATTGAATAAGATATTTCAAATGCTTGATTAATTGCTTGGGGTAGGCGAAACAATGTAAGCTGTTGTCCACTTAAAATTGTGAGCTGATGCTCAAAACCCCAACTGTAGTTTGTTGGTCCTTGTACTTCGGCTATGTATGGTACATTGCCTAAGATGTTTGGAGTCACTAAAGGATTAATTGTCTGTGTGTAAGATAATACTCGTGTACGTGTAAAAAAGTCATTAACGGATGTATTGCCTAGTCTTGAATATTTAATGATACTGTATACTGGCTGATCGTCTGACCCACCGTCATTACCGCAGGTTATGAACTTGTTATTTCGACTTACGTTGTAAGTACCTTCATTAATTAAAATTGCCTGACGTTCTATGTTGGTAAACACACAGTCAGACCAAATATTGTTTGTAGGACCTGTAGCTGTACCATTAGCAACTGAGCCGTCAATGGTCATATCTTTACCAAATACAGCACCAAATCCACTTTCAGAAAAATTACAAATACTAAACACATTATCGTTAATGTCCCAGTTTGAAACAATATCATATGCCCAATTTTTAATTGAGCAATTTATAAATTTATTTCGAACAGTTTCAACACCGCCATTCTTACTGTTTAAGGTTAACCCAATATTTGAAGTTATGTTAGTTGAGTTAACACCGTTCTCAAGAGAGTCAGTGCCAAGAGGCAAAATAGTTCCTAGAGACCATGTACCAACTATTTCAACATCTTCAAATATGCTGTCTCTACAACTTTGTAAAACTAAACCTTTGCTAGTACCTACTGCTTTTAATGTTAGACCATACAAGGTAATGTTTCTTGCTTGGTTATTAAATGTGCTAGTTGAGTCAGCAGCAGGTGTACCTGCTGTACTAGAATCGTTTACTGTTTGGAAAACTGCTTTATTATTTCCTATTTGTCTAATTACGGTTTTGCCAGATCCAGCGCCTCGTATCGTAGCGTGTGGCGGGATATAAATCGTGTTACTGATAGTGTATACTCCAGGCTCCATTTCAAGGACTACTCTGTTACTTGTAGTAACTTCTAGTCCACCGTTTAGAAACAACTGATCAATAGCTCTTTGTAGAGCTACAGTACAATCAACTGCTTCAATTCCTTGTACACCAAATGCTTTAACGCTGACTTCGTCATCTAGTCTTTCTTGCAGTGTTCTTCTAACAGGATTTGAAGCATCTACACCAGTAACAACTACGCCGCTGTTTTCTTTGTAGATATAACTATCTGCTAGGGTAAAAAGATCATCGTGTTCGGTAATGATCTTAGTATTACCTACTGTAGGAGCACCTTCCGCTACACTACCGTTGCCTATGTATAGTGCTTGTGTGTCAATTGCCCAGCCTAATTCGCCGCTGGCCAGCTGTGGGAGTCCGGAACCTTGATTCTCCTGCCCTCTTCTAATTTGTATCTTGCTTATTTGTACGACAGCCACTAGATTCTCCTACACAGTTATTTTATATATTTATGCGTAGGACTCGTAATACTTGTAGACTCTATCGTACCATTCTTTGCGCCATTCTTCGTATTCAGCAGGCCATATGTCAAACTGCTGATATTCACAATCTCTAGTACAAATAAACACATGCCCTTCACAAATATTTGTACCGTGCATTTCATTATGTGCTTCTGCATAAGCTACGAGCTGTAGAAAATAATCTTCAATCCACTCAACTTTCTTAGGTTTATTGCTTTGTTTAAAATCCATAATAGATGGATTGCCTTTGTAAACTCCTACTAGATCAGTAGTTCCAGCGTACATTTGTGGCACATATAAGTTTACTTCGCTGCCCCATATTTCGTCAACGTTTGAAAGAGCATGTTGTTTAATCTGTTCTGCCATCTTATGTGCTTGTTGTGCGTAGGGATTTGAACCCGGACTAGGCCATACGGCAGTGTCTATGTAATCTTCAAGATATTTGTGCATGCGGGTTCCAACACCTGCTGCTTCTGTGGTAATTTCAGTAGCTTTTTGTTCGCCTATTCTTTTCCGCCAGGCGTGTAGATGTGTTTTATCTTTGGTAGCATCTAGTATTGTAGTTACTGAGGCTACAGCAAATCCGTCGGGCGTCAAATATTTTCTTTTTCCCTCTACTGACGTTCTTTCTATTTTTTCATACTTGTAACGCTCAACAATTAAAGTCATTATAATTATACTCCTAGTTAACTATACTACACTAGAAATAACTTTTTGTCAAGCAATTAAAATGCTTTTTCAAGAGATTCTGATTTAGACCAGCCTATCAAAAAGTTAGCCTTCCAATGGTTTTGTTCAAAGCCTTTTAGATCTTTCCATTGATCACGTTTGTTCCAAACACGTTGCGCCGCATCTTTCCAGTCCATGTGTCTAATTGTGTATTCTATACATATGAGTTGATTTTTAAACATTTCATAATTAACATTGTCGTGTTCTATGTGTAATACTTCAAACACTTCTCCACTAGGTGCTGTTGCATTTAGATCAAAGTCATAGCCCCATTTCTGTTTTGCTTGCAGTAGCATACGTGCTTGTGGAATTTCTTTAGAAATTTTAGTTAGTTGTTCAAATGCATATTCTGCATAAGAGCACCGATGTAGTATTAGTGAATGATCTAAAAATAAATTATCATCTTCTAATTCAAACCAAGGTTCTTGCCAACACACATGATTTAATATAGGATGATTGATAGGATATTGCATAGCGGAATAAAATTTGCGCTCTGCTTGATTTAACTCAAACCCGTCTTTGTCAAAATACTGAAAATCTTCTTTGTCTAGATTTTCAACTGCTCTAAGACACAACGGATTTGAAATTAACAAATAGTCCTGTCTGGCTAGTCGCATGTTACAATTTGTCGTCTAAGTTAGTTGCTCGTTTAGCCATAGCGCCTACAGATGCTCCAGCATTTGATCTGTCACCTTGAGGTACATCTGATGGTGCTTTTTTAGTCTTAGGTTCTATTCCTCGTTCACTGAAGTTTGCTATTAGAGCTTTTATTCTAGGATCTGTGTCATAGGCTGCTTTGAAAGTATCGTAATGAAACTCTTCAGAATCTACATTCTGCATTAATTTATTAAGATCAAGATTCATCGCACCTGATTTAATTTCATTTGGTCTGGGCTTATTAAAATGCAAATAGGCAGTAGTACCTTTACGGTCTGCACTGCCTATTACTGTTCTTAAAACTTGTATTAGTTTTGTTGAGTCAATTGATGTTTCAGCTTCAGTTACTTTTTTTTTGAACTTAGTAATGTGCCTAATCTGCGGGAAAACTGTATTGATTCGCGCTTTGCACGACCAGCTTCTTCAGCACCACCTGCTGCTGGAGCGGCTGTTGCAAATTCATCTTCATCATCTAGAGTTGGTTCCATGTCATCGCCTATATCTCCGCCCATGTCTGGCAATGGCTCTTCATCGCCTACGTCTGCGCCCATTGTGTCTGTCGGCTCAGCTTCACCTGTTAGTTGTCCAACACCTTGTGTTAGTGCAACACGAGTAGTTTCCATTGCAGCATACAATGATTCTAGTGCAGGCTTAACTGAGTTAACAAATGCGTCTGCCTGTTCTTGGCCCATTTCATCACGCACTGCGTCAGCTAGGTCAAGCATAGATTCTGTCTGCATTTCTGCTGTGTCTTCCATCCAACCAGTAAGACGATCAACCATATCTTTAGCTGCCATTACTAGCTCTGCATGATCTTCTGCGCCTTCAACTATTCTAGAATCTTCGTCTACAATTTTAGCAATTTTCTTTTTCTTTTCTTCTTTTTTACGCTTTTCATCAGCAGTCTTTTTAGGATCAGCTACATCTTCGCGCTCTAAAATAGCAGCATTTAAAACGTCTAGGAATAGTTTTGATTTTTGGTAGCTTTCGTTCTTAAGTACAGAACCAAAACTTTCATTTGTTTCTACTTGCGAAATCTTTGTGCGCAGTCTGTTTCGAGCATCCTGTAGTTGCTCAAGCGTAAAAGCACCGATATCGATTCTAGTGCCGAATCTTTTAGCTAAACTTTCGTTTAGGCTTTTAGCTGTCATTGGTTTAGATATTTCTCTAATATTCATATTAACTCTTCCTAGTTTGAATAGCGTACACTTTATTTAGTCTTTTCATCCTAAGATGATTCGATCTAGCTGTTGTTTAGCTTCTGCAGTTCTGGATCTTGCTATGTCGTAACGCATTTCAAGTATGTCTTTCCTGTTATAATCTTTGGTAGTTTTAATGTTGTGCTTGTAAAATACACAATCATTATACCATTTTTGTATGTCTTGATCAAGGCTCATTATTCGTGTTTTATGATCAGTCCCAGAAGCCATTGATTTTGCTAGGGCTATTGCTGAAGTTTTGCAAAAAGTTTCAGCAATCTGCGCATTGTACTCGCAATCAAAAATCCTAAAAAAACCTCGTTTGTTTTCTCTAACAACATATTTTCCTATGCGGATACTGTTTCCTTTTTGATATGGAAACTTAGCAGGATCAATCTTTACATCCAACAGTTCTTCTAGGTCTTGTATTAGTTTAATTTTGTTAATCATTTTTAATCACCATAACAGAACCGTCGCTCCTTACTTTACTTATAAGACTTTTGCGCACTAGGTTTTCTATTATGAAACGATCACGTTCGTTGAATTCGTGTAGATAGGTTGCAGCTTGGATGCTGTTGTATACACGAGCTTCGTCGTTGCTCATATGTATTGTAAACGAACTGATCAGTTGGTTGATTTTCATATTTCGTCGTCAAGCTCTACTTTATCGCCCGGTTTAATTGTTGTGTTTGGTTTAGACATAGTTGCTTGCCCGGGCTTCTGCTGTGCATTTGTACTTAATTTAACTTTTCCAGTAGCAGGATCTTTAGCTAGAGCTTGCGGATTTTTCTTTAGATCAATCACAGTTTTAGTACCGTCGCCATTATCAATTTCTGCACTTTGATTAGGCATCACTTTAGTAACTTTTGAGGGCTGCATTACTTCTGAAATTTTCATTATATTTTCCTTGCTCTGTTTGTTGAATGTCTTGGTTTATTTAACTTCTTAAGTCTAAGAGATGCAGAATTTGATCGTTTTGTAAGTTTAGATTTAACCTTCATCGATCCGCCCTTTTTCTGTTTTGTTTGTTTTAGGGTAACACTCTTTTGTATGTCTATGGGCTTGTTGCATGCTGCTGGAGAACTCATAACTCTGCCCTTGCGAGGACCATATGTGCAGCGATACTTACGAACAGTTTTATTTCCCTTGCGGCCCCAAGTGTTTCCACCAGCTTCAAATAGTTCTCTAATAAACATATCAGTGTTTCCTAGTTGATTTATTAAGCTGTTGAACTCTCTTGCTAGCTGAATTTACTCGCTTAGTTCTATTTGACTTTCTTGACAATCTAGCACCCATACGTGCTTTTGTAACTTTTAATCTTTTGCTTTTCTTAAGATCCGGTGGTGCAAAACATTGACTCATGTTGGCTACAATACGCCCGTGCCGACGACCGCCCATGCATCTATATTTGCGAACGACCTTTTTTCCGCTACGTGCCCAGACTTGTTTCTCGTCAAGGCTTATGGTAAGTTCTCTTAATAACATGCAGTTATTTATCGGGATAGGTCCCGACTAAAGATTTCAGATTCCGAAGAATTTAAAAACAGTTTGAATAGTGAGATTGCCGGTCCATCCAAGACCTGCGATGAATGCTAGAGATACCAAGCCGTATTTTAACAACTTGTCTTTGGCTTTTTCCATCTCTGCTATTTTAGCGGATAACTGTTTGTGTTGTTGGCAGCTGTCTTCATGCATACTGTGAAGCTGTGCTTTGAGCTCATCGCCTGTTCTGTCTAGACAATCGTGAATGTCCCTAACATCGATCTTGAGATCATCTATTTTTTCGTCTAAGTTTATTACCTTAGTTTCTACTATACCAAGTCGTTCTACTGTTGTAGCCATTTTAGGCGTTCTCCGTGTATATTAAGTCAAGGTCCTTTCGGACATGTGTTTAAGTTGAAATCGCCTGTTGTGTGCCTTGTGTATTATTTATCTAGTTGTTCAAAAATAATGTTTGTGTGATTAGGGTCTTGCGTTCTAAATACGTTGGAGTCAAACTTTGCATCTTCTGTAAGGTCTGCAATAAATGGTACTAAATCAAAATCGTTAAGCATCATGTCTACTGATAAACTAGCTTCAGCTTCTACATAAAACTCCGCAGTCCACACAGTTTTTTTGCCCTTAAAACTAGATCCAAATATCTTTGCATCTTCTTTAGAAACTTTTATATAAAAGTCAGTAGCGTTGGTGCGTAACCCTATGGTATTATAAAGGGTCATAAAGTTTGCTTGTTGTCTAGTAAGCTGGGGATCATCACCTTTTCTAGCTCGTGTTTCTGTTATATCAACAAGTGTCTTGATTTTAAATTTCATCTAGTATTTAACAGCCGTAAAAAAGCCCACTGTAAAAGTGGGCTTAGTCTTCCCATCCCGGGGAATATTACATTGCGTACAATGAACTTGGCTCTGTTACAGTTAGTGTACCACCTGCTGTGAATGTCCAAACACCGCTTGATGTTAGGGAACCAGCACCAATGATACGACCAGCACGGATTGCTAGTGCATCAACATCCAATGCATGACGATCACCAAATGCAAGGATAGCAAGGCCATCACTCTTAACTTGGAATACTGCTGAAGTTGTACCAATTTCGTCGGTTACTGGTGTTGCTGAAGTTGCTGTTAGAGCAACTGCGCCATCGGAACCGCTCAATACATATTTGTATACGGTTTGTTGGAATGTACGTTGTACTGTACCTAATGCTACTGCTGTTGGGTTAACTCTTGTTACTGAAGGCATTTTATTTCTCCTTTATCAAAAATGCACATCTTCTCGCTCCGAGAAGTTGTTATAATTATTTAGCACTTTGATTAAAAAGAGGCGAATTAGCTCTTGTTTTTGGCTCTTTTATGCAGTAACTTGAGCTGTTGAATGTAGGCTGTACCAGAATTTACTATGTCTTCTACCATTTCAATGATAGGCATGTATCCTTCTACGAATGTACTAGGTACACTTTTACCTTCTTCTGCAAGCTCAACAAACTTTGTAGCTTTCATAGCGTTTTCTAATCCAACTAGGTAACCATAAAGAGCAACACGGCGTTGTTTAGAGAGACGCTCAACACGCCTACCTCGTATTCTGTCTAGGGCGTCTTCGTCAAGGTGTTGTTCAACAAGTCCTTCTTCGTACAGACCCTTAATGAAATTCATGTCTTTCATATTATAGATATTTCTTTACAAACAATGCTGGAATTTCGTGATAGTCTTTGATGTCAAGAAAATCAGTTAAACCATTTGATGTTTGAATATCCTTAGTAAACTGCATTCTTACCTGCGGTTTTACTTTGTCAGTGGTTGCTAGCATACGTAATATTTGAGCTTGGTCTGCTGTAACTTTAAAAGTTTTGCCGTCGTCGGTAGTAACAGTGTTTAGAGGCTTAGGATTTTCTTGACTATCTAATACTTTTCCTAGTTGATTAAACATTGTTTCATTTTTAAAGCCGGGTGCATCTGCACCATCATCTTCTGGTCTAGCATCAAAGTCATCTAGTACTTCTGCTGTGATTTGATTTAGGTGATTTTCAAATTCTTTTAGATAACTATTCATTAATCTCTCTCCACTGCTCTGTTAGCTTTTGTAAAAAATTCCCTTGGAACAAGTTTGATATCGCCTTCAGGATGAGCTAGAACGTAACCTTCACCGCCGGCTTGTCCGTTAATACTTGCTTCTATGTCAGCACCGTGTTGATCTAGCTGTCCAATGATATCATCTTTAACACGCATAATTCCATCAACTACTTGCCATAGAGCATTAAAGCCTGATACATTCTTGTTGATCCACTCAATCACTTTACGTTTCTTTGCTTCGCTAACTTTGCTAGATGCAAGCCAGCCTGCAAAGTCTTGTGCTAGATTGTTAATGCCTGTATCTACTTTTGAGTTTAGGTATGTGTAAAAGATTGTTGGTAAGTCGGTAAGCTGTCCTGCTTTGAGTTGTTCTGCATTTAACAGAGTATCCATAGCTTTAGCGTTTTTATTGATTAATTGTCTTAGCTGTTTTAAACTAGAGTCGTCAACTTCTGGAGGACGTTGTGCTGTTACAGAAGGTACTACTAATACTTCAGGACCGTTAACTATACTGTCAATCTCGCCCGGCTTTAATGCACGTTCATTACCAATCTCATCAACGAATCTATGTACTACAATTCCTGTAGTACTTGCGCCAATGCGCTTGCCTATATCAGAATTCTTATCTACAGCATATTGTACAACGTTAGGTTTGAATACATAGCGGCCGTCTTGTTCTGGAGGTGTTGTAAAATACAACAGGTCTCCTTTAAAGTAGCCTCTAAAGTTTTCGTCTGTAGCTCTTTCAAACTTATCAAATATATTTTTCATGTTACCTGCAAACTTTACGTATCCAGGATTTTCTCTGTTCTTGCCGCCTGAACGATTCAAGAACATGTCTTCTAATTCTTCTGCACTCTTTGATTTTCCGTCGTAACCTTTAGCAGTGAAACCACTCTTGTCCGTAAGGATAAAATTACCTTCTTCATCACGTCCAAAAATAACTGCCGGACTACCATCCCACTTAATGGTAACATTCTTATGACCTCCGGTCTCTAATTTCTTTAGACTTTCTAATGCGCGAACTGCGCCTGCACTACCTTCCCAAAATATTAAATCTTCTGCGTGTTGTATGCGAGCACCTTCATCTAATTGCAACGACTCGTTGGTCTTTTCACCTACAAGTTTTCCATGCAAGGGATGATCAGTACGCCCCGCTTTGGCTTTTGGCATTTTATCTTTGCCTTTGGCCTGACCCTTAGAGCCAGTAGCATATTCTTTAAATTCGTAGAATCTCATTAGCGCATCCTAATGCCGTTGCCTAGCATAACAGTACTGTTTAGATTGATGCCAGCTAATTGTTTTAGCCGTGCAATGTCTGTACTTTCAGGCAATGTTAAATTATCTCTAGCAAATGTTTCTTTTGCATCTGCTACTAATTGTTCGTAGTTAGGCAAGCTCTTAGCCTTGCCAATAATAGTTTCAACACTGTCAAGGTCTTCGACATGTGCTGTGGGACCTAACAGCTTAACAGCAATCTCAGCAGGGACTTTAGAAATAAGTTCATTAGTGTCTCTGTCAAGTAGTCCTACATTAGCACTCCATTTGAATCCGTTTGCTTTTGCAATACTTGCCATCAGTATCTGTTTATGTACACCCTTGTAAGGACTCTGCTCATCACTGGATCCACGTAGACTCCAGGTCATCCATTGTGGGTCACCAAACATTAGATCTGTTTGTACAAATCCGCTTGCTTCATTGCCACTAATAGGTGTTAGGAAGTGTACAGAGATACCGCTTTTCTTGATGTATACTTTAGGATCTTTACCGTTGGCCTTACACCAAGCTGCTAATTTTTGTACTAGTTCTTCTTTGGTTACTTCTTCTTGATTAACTGCAATGTCTAGGTCTCCAGAAGTTTCTTTGCGACCAGTGCTACCTAATTTAAAATCCTTGTGTGGAATGCCTGTAATTTTTTCAAGCCAAGCTAGAGTAGGATCAACATCGGCTCTGTTGATGCGCTGTGTTAAAGGTTCCTTAGTCTGTGGATCCTTAAAGATGTTACCGCCTTCATTCAATCTCATTTTGTTTACTCTCAATAACTTTTTGAATGCCACGCTTAAATTTACGAGGGTCGCCGCTCTTAATTGCATTAATGAATCGACGTTCTAGTTCTCCAGCAGTTTCAGCTTCGTAGGTGTTTGATATGCGATTAAGTAAGTTAATAGCACTTTCTATGATATTGCTGCCTGATGTTTCTATTAGAAGATCGTTATCCTTGGTACGACCAAGATTATTAAGTTCTTCTAATATGCTTCTAGTTCGCTTTCTCATTTGTTACACTCCAGTGTATTATTTAGTGTAACATGCACAGAAAGAATATGTACATATGACAGACTCAAACTCCTGTAATAACATTTTCGGACCCTGTTGCAATTATGTGTCCACAGGATGCAGCATCACCTTGACGTGCAACTGGTCGATCTTCTGCTATAACTGTAGGCTCGTATCCTACTATCACAGCACCGTTATGCGGGCCTCCGGGTATGTGCGGAGTAATTACATCACCCAGAGTTACTACAGGTGTATCGTTAACAATAACAGTTAACCGTCCAGAAATAATAGTTGATCCAGCGACATCTTTGCCTCGTCTTGCGGTCTTTGGCATTAAAATATTCCGTCTTCGCCTGTTTGTACTGTAGCCTCAGGCGGAGTTCCGCCTGCTTTTTGTATAGCATTAGCTGACACTGCAACGCTAAAGTCGTCCAGCACATTTTTAAGAATTAGCGCACCTGCTACCGCATCAATAGAGTTTCTTAAAAGAGATGTTATGTACTGCAACGCAATGGTTTTCATAGTTATTGCGGCACTCATTATATTTAAGGGTAATGAATAGCTAGGAAAAGCACCAGCTACTTCTGTTAAAATTGGCAAACCTACTCCTCCGCTAAAGGTTATGCCGCCAAGGCCTGGCCCACCTGGAGGTAACAAAGACAATTGTGGAGTAAATTTTAAAAAATCTGAAAAGAATCCCGCGGTGCGCATAGCTTGCGCTCCACTAACAATAGCAGACAGCGCACCAGTTTCTACAATAGCGCCGCCTAGATCAGATAATATTGTTGCTCCAGGATTGGCTGGTGTTGGGACTGGTTCTTTATTTTCTATTAGAGCATTTCTTACAATATTGTAATGATAAGGATCGAGTGCATCTTTAATTTTTATTCCGCCTTCGGGGTCCGTTATAGTTTGTAGTGCAACAGCAAGTTCAATTGTTACAAGTGCTTCTTGCGCCATCTGTATTGCAAGGTCACCAAACTCTGCAGAATGATTAGGAATATTAAGAAAAAATCCGCCGGTATGATTTGCAGGGCCTGTGGAACCTATGCCATTGTTTAGTTCTGGAACTTGCAGACCAACATATATTGGAGCTGGAGGGACTAACGGTATATTACCAGTTAAAAAATTGAAACCTAACTTATTAGCAACACCTGATAATCCGGAAACGGCACCTTCAAAAATAGACATAGTAATTTCTCCTGTACACTATTTATTCAGGAGTTTTCCGTACTTTGTTGTTGTATTCTACTGCTTGTTTGAGTACACTTAAATCTACATTATCGCGTTCAGCTGAATGAATAATTGCAGATGTATCTTTAGGGAAACAATGTCCGCCCCAACCACGTTCATCTGTGATCGCTGTGTGACTTCCACCAATCCTTGGGTCAACTCCCACCAGCTGTGCTACTAGATTATAGTCTATATCTTTTGCTTTACAAAAATCAAATATTTGATTAAAGAAACTAACCTTTGTAGCAAGGAATGCATTTCTAAAATATTTTCCTGCTATTAAAAGTTTTGGATCCATACGGCCCACACTAAGATTTAGAATTGCTTTGGAATATACATCATGCCAAAACTCGACTCCACTGCCGCCCATAAAAAGTACGTTCTCGCTCCACATGTCTTTTTCAGCATGATCGGATCTTAAAAACTCTGGACAAAATGTTAAGTTATGCTCAGGAAATGATTCTGTTAGCATTTCCCAACCTTCTATCGAAATAGTGCTGCGAATGATAATTGGTGTAGATTTGTTTGTTTGACTTATTACATCATAAACATTGGCCATTTCACATGCACCATTGTGTCTTGCAGGAGTAGACACGCAACAAATTACTCCGTCTGTGTCGTCTGCAAAGTCCTGTACAGTCTTTCCTAACACCAATGGGTCAGCTAGTCTGAGTTCGTGTTTGTGGCCTAATATAGCTTTGTGTGCTTGGCCAAGCACACCGTAACCTGCGATTGTGATTTTCATACGCTTATTTTACTACCTTTTTGTATAATGTCAACAGAATTATCTGCCAAATAATTATACTGAGAAACTACTTCCGCAACCGCAAGATGTTTGTGCATTAGGATTTTGTATACTGAATGAAGCACCCATTATATCTTCTTTGTAGTCTATGACAGCACCAGACAGGTACTGCATGCTCATTGCATCAACTAGCACTTTGAATTCTCCTACTGGAATTTCAAAGTCGTCTTCGTTTTTTTCTTCGTCAAATGTAAATCCGTATTGGAAGCCCGAACAGCCCCCGCCTTGAACAAACGTTCTCAAAGATAGTTTATCGTTGTTTTCTTCTAATAGAAGATCTGTTATTTTGTGTTGTGCTGATTCTGTTATTGTTATCATACTCTAAAACTTTCTCCACATCCGCAACGATCTCGTTCGTTGGGGTTAATAAAATCAAAGCCTTCATTTAGGCCGTTGCGAACCCAATCCATAGTTAGTCCGTTTAGGTAAGCTAGACTTTTAGCATCTACCAAAACAACAAATCCATCATGAGCAAAATTAGTTACTCCAACTTCAGCTTCGTAGTTGTCCACGTATTCTAACACATAAGCAAGTCCACTGCAACCTGTGGTCTTAACGCCTATACGAATGCCTACACCTTTACCTCGGCGTTCTAAGGTTTGCTTAATACGCTTACTTGCTGTTTCGGTTACGGTAATCATTTACGGCCGCCTTAATAGCATCTTCTGCTAGAATTGAACAATGGATCTTTACTGGGGGTAATGCTAGTTCTGTGGCGATTTCGGAGTTTTTGATTGCTCCTGCTTCGTCGAGGGTTTTACCTTTGAGCCATTCTGTAACGAGGCTCGAACTTGCGATAGCCGATCCGCAGCCATACGTTTTAAATTTTGCATCTGTAATAATACCTGTATCATGATCCACCTTTATCTGTAGTTTCATAACATCACCGCAAGCAGGTGCGCCAACCATGCCTGTACCAATGTCAGCATCGTTCTTATCAAAGCTACCTACGTTGCGAGGATTTTCGTAATGATCAATAACTTTGTTACTGTAAGCCATGTGTTTCTCCTTGAGCATATATTTATGCCCTAATATTTTACTCAAAATATTTCTAATATATATTATGGTTTCTACTGAGCATGCTAAATAATTATGTTGCAAAGCAACACTACACACTTACAGAGGAAAGAAAATGAAAACCTTATCAAAAACTATGTTAGCCCTAGTGGAACGGCTAGCAGAAATGTTTCCCGATTCCACGTATCAAGATCGCTTAGATACATATCTAAGCACCAAAGGCATTACCGATGCCGCACAATTGGAAATTTACATTCAACAATTTACTTCTCAAAAGGAAAAATATCTATGAAAAAATTACTCAACTTTCTATATGAAGTTGGTATCAGTATTGGGCAAGCCCGTGCTGCCGCTGCTTTAGCTAGACAAGGACTTCACCAAGAAGCTAGAGATCTAATGTTAGCCAAATAAATACTGCATGAACCTAGTATATATTCACGGTGCTAATGCAACTAGCGAAAGTTTTAATTATATTAGAAAGAAGCTAGGACCAGGCATAAACATTGATTATGACAGTCGTAATGGATTTGAAAATAATCTAAAAGATATGTTGCTCAAATTGTCAACTACCGAAAACATGGCATTTGTAGCGCATAGTTTGGGTGGTATATATGCACTGCATATTGCCAATGCTATGCCTGATCAAGTACTGGGTGCTGTTACGTTGAGTACTCCGTATGGAGGAGCAGCCGTAGCAGACTATGCCCAATATTTTTTGCCGTTCAGTAGACTCATGCGTGATATAGGACCTAGTTCATGGGTAATGAAACAAGCCAATTCTATTAAGATTCAACATCCTTGGACCAACATTGTTACTGTGAAAGGCCAAAGTCCTTTCTTACTAGAACGCAATGATGGTGTTGTTACTATTGCTAGTCAACGACATCACGATGACATGGAATTGATTGAGGCGGAGTGCAATCATTACGAAGTGGTTCTCAATAATCAAGTGCTAGAGATTATCAAAGAACGAGTAAAAAAGTTCAAAAAATAGTTGCTTTTTTATTGAAAGGCATATATAATAGCATATAGGAAAAACATACCTATATGTAAGACATACACACACAAGGAGAAATGAAATGTCAGATTTAACTAAACAAGCGGAACAGATGGCAGAGCAGTTTAAGGCAGCGATGCCCAAAGTAACATTCAACAAGAACGGTTACGAAATTAGAACACAAGTTCTTGATATGGCAAAACAAATGGCAGAGTTTGAATATTCTGCAAAGTTTGCACAAGTAGAAATGACTGCAAAGCGTGATCCAAAGACCAACGAAGTTATTAGTACAGTTGCGTTTCCTGAGATCCCAGGAACTGAAAAAGTATTAGAAGCCGCACAAAAGTTTTACAACTTTGTGAACCAAGGCGTGCATAAGTAAAAATATAAAATATACTAAGGGCGTAGCCCAATATAATAAAATATTATAGAAAAGAAACCCCGGTTAGTAGAAATACTTTCCGGGGTTAATCTTTTAATGTTGACTGTATGGATTTTGTTTTGAATCAGAGCCGTCGTCTTCAGGATTAACTACATACTGCTCTGGTTGAGGTTGTTGATTTTTGTTCTCTTGTTTTTCAAAAGTTCTTTTGATGTAATCTGCTAGAGTTTTATCTTGCATTTTAATTGTACCCTCTTTCAATTTGTTCCTGTTCTGCTTGACAATGTACGCAAGCACATTCTGGGCAGTGATCGCAGGCTTCGTCTGAGCATCCATGTCCGCAATGTGCAGGATGTCTACAGTGGTTGCACAAAAATTCATTCTGTTCTGTCTTTGTCATCTATCGCTCCTCCTGTTACCCACGCTGTACAGCTACGTGTGCCAGCGCATTTAAAATGTAAGAAATTACAGTAGCCTAGATCTGCTTTGTGTATAGTAGCCATAGTATCAGCACTGGGCTCATCGCCCTTAGCACCATCTTCAATACACTTCCACATCTTGTCTGATACATCAAATGCAGCACAGTTACCACACAGCATTGTCTTGGCAGTTTTCTCTGTGATGTTCCAACGCCGGGCAGCTTGTTTCCAATAACTTTCAGGCTCGTCTGGATTAGCAGGACCATAGTGATACTCATCTATAGCTTTCTGACGATTCTTTAGATTAACATCTATGTCATAAGTCGCTATAGGACAGCCCTTGTTGGCTGCTTCTACTATGTTTATGTATTTTCTATACATTTCAATTCCCTACCAATAATAAATCAAAGGCTGCGGTGTATCTGCCGTTGTTGGTTCTACCTGATACTCGCACATCAATATCCGACTTTTCTGGGATGGGTGGCGGGAATGCAAAGTCATAAGTGTATTGACCACCGGTGCCGCCCACTTCAAAGGTGTGCTGTGTTCTAAAACTTTCTTCGCCAAAATATCTCACAAACATATTGCCTGTGGCATCAGACCCGCTTTGTGCTGAAGCAGTGCCTTTGTAAAGATAGCCAGTATATCCAGCAGGTACAGTGTACACAGCCATTAGTGTCTGTCCTTTGGTAGCAGTGATACGAGCCACTGTGGTTGAATTTCGTTGTATGTCAATGTTGCCTACATTTGTAGTGCCGTCTGCTACGAACGCTCTAAACACTCGCTTGAACACCACAGTAC